TGGTAGGGAAATGGAAGGGAGAGTGAATGGGAATATGCCTGAACATATATTTCCCACTTTGTAGTTAGTCTGTCACAACAGCTCTTTCTCCAAGCTGCTAAGTTCTCTAATATATTCCCAATCTTCGGGACAAATCTTAGTGTCGAAACTATAAGTACCTAATATACTTACGCGGTAGTAGTCATAGATTAAGTCAGAGTTGATCTTTATAAAATAAGAGTTGTCATCATCATCATAAACAGATCCTCCAATCTCATATACCCCACCTTTCTTTAATTTCACAATAGTTCCTGACCAAGGCTTGTCTTCCTAAGCTCTAATTCGTCCTTAATTGCCTTTATTTGCAATTTAAACATATCAGGGTCCATTATGGTATAGGCATCTTGTAAAGTCTCTAATTCGTCTGTTTTAAAGCGCATAAGCACCTTTCTCATTTCAGAATAACTGTTTGCCCAGTCCGGTGTTTTTGAAGTGGAAGACATGCTTCTCGGCCCTTTTATATTCTTGTGTGTGGTATACTTGTCTATAATCTCCATAAAGTCGCTGTGTTAGAACTCTTATGGTTGTGTCTGCAGTTATCTTATACCCCTCTTCTCGTAAAAGCAACTCCACACACTTCTTAAATAATACCACACTTGACTCTTCTGGGGAAAGAGCTTTCCAGTCTTGAATCAATTTAATTCCTTTCCTAGAGAAGTCTTCTTAAGTTTATCTAAGATTTTCTTAGCATCTTCCATAGCTTGCACAATCTGGATAGCAGTTAACCCTGATAGTTTTTCTTGGATATTATTCTCTGTTGGAATATGGAAATCGCAGCTAATTAGGTAATTTTTAAGCCATTCTTGTTTTGTCATACTATTCCTTTATATCAATAGAATACCCAACAAGCTTACCATTCTTCATCTTCTTACGCACCACAAATCTACCTTGTTGGAGGTGAGTATTTAATAGCACACCTCTGCCGGGTAGAAAGGGTCCAAGTTCTAAGTTAGCCTCAGTTTCTCCAGCTATCTCAAAAGTTCTGTCAAGCGTGTTAAATGGGTTTAATGGGTCTTTTGGAGTTACGTCTATAGTTTGTCCCGTGGTTGGATCAAGCTCTAACTGAGGGCTTCCTGCAAAGAACTGGCAGTCTCCAATAAACAATACTCCGCTGTGGATATTTCCTGCAAGTTGTTGTTTTTTCTTGCGAGGTTTACGTTTAGCTGTCACTATAATAACTCCTTAATAAGGCTATATGGTTCATATATGTCTGAATGATATAATAAATATAACTGGGGGCCAGTCATTGCTCGGAATAGAAACTCAGATCCTTCTTCTACTCCAATAAAACAAAGGTAAGCTTGAAATCGCACAGACCAAACTACTTGATTTTGTTTAAGTTTTGTAATGTCTAGCCTTTTGGTTTCCTTCTTATACATGTCAAAGATCCTTTAATCTTAGTCTTTTCTTTTGTAATTTCAACAGCACTCTCCATCGCTTGATCGGTTAGCTTGTTGCCTATGTGTTCTTTTAAGAAGTCTTCAAACTCAAGCTTTAAATATCGCTGATCTAATACAGATTGTTCATATTGTAGTTGGATAACCCACATGTCAATCCACTCTTCTAAGGCTCGTTCCCGCATTTCTACGTAATTCCAATGCTTTTGGTCAGGCATCTGGATAATTTTTCGTAGTTGTTTCAAAGCTTCTTTCATATCAACGTAACTCTGTCAGTAATGTTTTATCTTTTTCAATTTTTTCAACAAATTTTAAATATTTATGGTAAGTTTCTGGACTTACAAGAAACACACTACCACCATCAAGAGAAAACCACCATTCTATAACACATCCATTCATTAAATATACTTCAACTTTAACTCTAAGTCCTGAGAAATACATCTTTAGGAAATTTTCTTGACTGGCTTCAAACATATCTGTCACTTTTTGCTGTTTGTGCCTGTGTTTTATGTGTCACCTTGGCACAAAAATTGCTACACCTTTTAAAACGCATCTGTCACGCTATTCTTCGTCATCTATTCCAAAACTGGAAGGTCCAAAGTTGTTTAAATGGTAACTCATCTGGATAGCCTTAGCAAGTTCATTTGCGTTGTGACGGATAACATCTGCATTCCCAGAGAAATCCCACATAGCAAGCTCTAAAAGTACCCTACCAACTGGCAAGGTTACTGGTTTTGATGCTTTGTGTCTAACTTGTTGTTTTTTCATACTACCTACTAAGGGGGTTATATCACTTCTTTGATAGGTTGTCCAGCAACAAAGTAGGAACTTTAAATACAAGTAGCTTCAGGTGCGCTTTTGACGCAGAATGTGGCAAAAAGCACCCTTATAGGATATGAAAGAATTAGACGACAACATGTTAAACCAGCTAATACAATCTATATTGGAAAACAGAAAGGAACCTAAACAGGAACCTGCTGTAGAACCAGAACTTCCAGAAGACATGAAACAATTGGAAGAATTGAAACGTGCCCGTTATGAAGCTTTGCAAGAGAAGTACAAGGATTAGGCATGGCAAAAAAACGTTGGTCAAGCCTAAAAGAAAAGCTTTCTTGTAATAGCCCAAAAAGAACTTCTGGCGAAAAGAAGTCTTGGGTAGTTAAGGGTTGTGAAGGCGGAGAAGAAAAGATTGTGCGTTTTGGTGATCCTGACATGCCAGATAAGTCTTATAATCCGGAAAGGCGTAAAAATTTTCGCGCAAGACATAGCTGTGATGAAAAGAAAAGTAAACTTAAAGCAGGATACTGGTCTTGCAAAAAGTGGTAATAAATGGCTAGTCCTAGACGTAAGGCATTAGAAGAATACGCTAAGAATGTTGAATTGGGAATGCCTCAAGCAGAAGATTATGTAAGTAAGTCTGGCGATGTGCTAAAGGATGCGTTACGTGCTAGAAACTTAGCAGAAGAATCTCTTGCTCAAAAAGTCTTAGATAATACAGGAATTCCTATCCCAGATAAAACCTCCCCAATTGGCAAAAAAGAAGACTTTCTTAATAGAATACTACAAGAACGTTATCCTGAAATTAAGAATCCTATTGAGTTAAAGGATATGAAAGATAATGCGGGAGAGTATTTTAATGGTAAAGTTAGTCTAAATAAAAACATACTAGGCAATAGAAATGTTGTAAAATTAACCTCCGACGTTCTACACGAAGGCGGTCACGGTTATGACGATGTTAAAAAACTCGTAACTCCTGATATGACTGATGATTTTAATAAAGAATTAAGAAGACTTAAAGCTGAAGGCTATGATTTAAAAAATATGGACCCATCTGAGGTTTATGAAGCTATGGCTGGAAAGCACCACGCACAAATTCCAAAGCTTCGTGAAGGAACTTATGGACTTGGCGCATTAAAAAACTATTTAAAATCAGGTACATTTAAAGCTTTGCCTATTATTGGAACTGCTGCTACTGCCGCTGCTGCTCTTTCTTCTCCAGATGCTTCCGCTGCAGCAATGGACATGGCAATTCCGGGTGGCTTAGAATCTTTAGGTCCAAGCGAAGAAGATGCCTCAATTGAAAATCCACAAAGAAATCCAGCTGCTAGACGAGCTGCGTTAGAATCCTTGCTTAAAAAATAGCTTTGCGAATAGCACCCTTATAATGTGATAGTAATTGTTTAGATACCAATTGGCTCTAAATATTTAACTTATAAAGGACATTCATGAAAAAAATACTTGACGCATTTCCTGCCGTTCTTCTTCTTGCATTCTTTATTTACATCGCAATTAACCCAATTAGTGCTGGTCCAATCGTCGGCTTTGTAGCCTCTTCTGTGCTATTTGCATATCAGCAATATCTATTCCGTACAGAGCAGCCAGACATTCTCGGTGAGCTTGAAAAACTTCGCAAAGAAACAGATGCACGAGTAATGCATATCCAAACAAAAGCGGAAACAGAAATTACCCGACTTCGTGATGACGTTGCTAAATTTAGCTTAAACATGGCAAGAGTTCCGGGTAGTATGGAACGTCCTAAAGATAAACCTAAGATTCAGTTTTAAAAGGTACGAATTATGAGTGCCTATCCAGAGCTTGATAGTTTAGAAATAGAAAGACTTAAAAAGAAAGTTGCTGAACTTGAAATAGAACTTGCTAAAGCTCATTCAATCTTAAGAGATAACGACTTAGAAGAAGAAACTGCTAATATTTCTGATGCAGAGATAGTTTGTGTTAATGAAATTCACAAGCTTAAAGTTGCCAGCGATCATGGTATTCTAACGCTAGAGGATGTTAAGGTATTAGACATCTTGCATAAAAATTTATTACTTGCCCGTGGAAAGCCTGTTGAAGAAAAAAAAGACAAGAAGAAGGGAACGAAATCTGTTGCCGAACTTCTTAGTATTGTTGGTAAAAAATGAAAGAAAAGGTTTTATCTAGAGAACAAGCAGTTGAACAATTATGGGGAGCTGGAGTTCTAGATTGGAAACTTACAGGTCCACAGAAAATTATTAAGCAAGGCATCTTAGACGATAAAAGTAAAATCAGCGTTGTTATGTGTGCTCGTCGTCTTGGCAAAAGTTATCTAGCATTAACAATGGCTATTGAAGCTTGTCTTAAAAATCCAGACACGATAGTTAAGTACGTATTTCCTAAACAAAAAGCAGCTAAAAAAAACATTATTCCTATTATGAAGACAATCTTAGATGATTGTCCTAAACACTTACGCCCAGTATTTATGGCAGCGGATTTGCTTTATAAGTTTCCCAATGGAAGTGAATTGCAAATGGCTGGTTCAGACAACGGTAACATTGAAAATATTCGAGGTGGTAACTCCAGTTTGAATATAGTGGATGAGGCTGGATTCTGCGACGATCTTACATACGCTGTGCGTTCAGTTTTAGCTCCAACAACGAAGTTAACACAAGGTAGAACAATATTAGTTTCTACTCCTTCTAGATATGAAGATCATGAATTTGTGCAGGACTGGGCTTTAAAGTACCAAGCCGAAGGTCGTATTAGAGTATTTACTATTTTTGATAACCCACAATTTACAGAAGCTATTATTAAAGACGCACTAGATGATTATCCAGATGGAGATAAAGATCCGGGATTTCGTCGTGAGTATATGTGTGAAATTATGAGAAGTGCTGATAATTCCATTCTTCCATCTTTTAGTTCTGATGTAGAAAAAGTTATTGTTAGAACGGACTATCCTCGTCCAGTGTTTTACGATGCATATGTATCAATGGATATTGGGGGAGCAGATTTAACAGCTGTATTATTTGGGTATTATGATTATTTAAATGCAACAACCGTTATTGAGGATGAACTTATCTTTGGTAAAGAAGTTAATACAAAATCTGTAGCAGAAGCTATAAGAAAAAAAGAATCAGAGCTTTGGATAAATCCAATTGATCTTTCTCCAATGCCTCCTTATTTAAGAATTGCCGATAACAACAACTTAATTATGCTTACCGATCTTCAACGAGATCACGGCATAAATTTTATTCCAACTAGAAAAGATAATAGAGAGGCTGCTATTAATGCTTTAGATGTGGGTTTGTCCCAACATAAAGTTGTAATCCATCCAAGATGCACACACACTTTATACCACATGAAATTTGCTAGATGGGACAAAAGTCGCAGAAACTTCCTTAAGATTAAAGATTCCCCTTCTGGTCAAATCAAAGGTGGTCACGCAGATGCATTGGCTGCTATTATCTATTTACACCGTAACATTATTAAAAGTAAAAACCCATATCCAATAGGTTATGGTGATGTTTCTGGTTCAAATGTATTTTCTTCTCGTTTAAAAAATGAAGAAAAAGCAGATAACTCTGCAAAATCGTGGATAAAAAGTTTAAGTTGGGGTAAGAAGAAAGATAAGTAGTTAAAATTCACTAAAACACCCTTATATACTGTAACTGTAAAGGAATGTATATGGCTTATTTTGATAAAAATGAATACTTTGCAGCAAGTGAGAGTGATACTCTTGTTTTGTATCTACAAAGAAAATCTGATGCTTGGTTTAATAGTTTAATTAGTACTGACTACTTAGACAAGATGAAAAGAAGCTGGCAAGCTTATTACGGATTTTTTTATGAAGGTGGACACGCTATAACTTTTGGCGGAGAAACTGGTGAACTTGTAAACTTACCAATGAACCATTATGGAAACATTGCAAGTCACATTCTTACTATGGTTACGGCTACTCGTCCCTCTTTTCAAGCTCGTTCTGTTAATACAGACGTAAAATCACAAATACAAACAAACTTAGCTAATGGCCTTTTAGAATACTACATGAGAGATAAAAGATTAGAACAGGATCTTAAGAGAGCTGTTGAGTTTGCTATCGTTATGGGATCTGGCTATGTAAAAATGGAGTGGAATGCTACAACGGGTGAAGTATATGATTTTATTGAGCCGGAGTATAAAGAACTTGTTGACGAAGATGGAAATGAAATATACGACGCAGACGGCAATATTGTATATGAAACTGACGAAGATGGCGAAAAAGTTGAACTTAGAGCAGGAGTTCCATTATATAGCGGTGACATTGTTTTTACTGTCATGTCGCCTTTTGATGTAGTATTTGATCCAACTAAAGCTGATAATAATCACGATTGGCAGCTTTGTAGAAGCTTTAAAAATAAATATGATTTAATTGCTAAATATCCAGAATTTGCTGATCAAATTAAAGCACTTAGAACAAAATCAGACTTAAATACAAGTCGGGTTTCTATGTCTGCTTTTGATGAAACAACTGATGTCCCAATGTATGAGTTTTTTCATAAACCTACGGAATCTCTTCCTAAGGGTCGTTATGTTCTTTATTTAGACCACGATGTTGTTTTAGAAGATACTGTTTTGGTTTATAAGAATCTTCCAGTATTTAGAATAGCAAGTCGAGATATACTTGGTACGCCATTTAGCTACACCGCTATGTTTGATCTTCTTCCAATTCAAGATGCTGTAAACTCTCTCTACTCTACTATCATGACTAACCAGAATGCTTTTGGTGTTCAGAACGTTTATGTAGAACGAGGCTCAGATGTGCAAATGGAACAAGTCTCTGATGGTCTTAATTTTATCCAAGGTAATCCCGGCTTCCAACCTCCAAGACCTTTAAACTTAACTCAAACACCCGCTGAAATCTTTAACTTTTTGAAAATGCTAGAATCTTCGATGGAGACTATATCAGGCGTAAATTCTGTCGCACGAGGTAATCCAGAGTCTCAACTTACATCAGGTAATGCTCTAGCTTTAATTCAATCCCAAGCTCTACAGTTTATTTCTGGACTACAACAATCCTACATCCAGTTGATTGAAGATGTTGGAACTAACGTTGTAGAGCTTCTTAAAACATTCGCTAAAACTCCTCGCGTTGCCGCTATCGCTGGCAAGTCAAATGTAACTTATATGAAAGAGTTTACATCTAATGACTTATCTTCTATCAATAGAGTTATTGTTGATGCGGGTAATGCTCTTGCTCAGACAACCGCAGGTCGCGTTGAAATGGCATCACAAATGATGCAGATGGGTATCATTACAACTCCAGAACAGTATATTTCAGTTATTAATGTTGGTAAATTAGAAACTATGACCGAAGGTCAAAACAAGGAGCTTTTGCTTGTTAGAGCTGAAAGAGAGCGGCTTGTGGACGGTACAACTCCCGTTGTGGCTGTACTCACTGATGCTCATTCATTGCATATTAGAGAGCATAAGGCTGTTCTCGCTGATCCTGATTTACGCATGGATGCGGAGCTTGTTCAACGAACGCTTGCCCATATTCAAGAACATATTGATATCCTCTCTAATCCTGATGTTGCTAATATTCTTAGTATGTTAGGAGAACAACCTCTTGGTCCTCCAGCTGGTAGTCCGGTAGCTCCGGGAACAGTTGCTCCAGAACAACCAATGCAGCAAGGTCAAGAGCAGATTCCTCCACTTATGGAAAATCCTCAAGCTCAATCTGTATCGGTGCAAGAAAACATGGGACAACTTCCATCTCCTGCAACTCCTCCTCAAGTTCAAGGAGCACAGGGTGCAGTAGAACAACCTCAAACGCCACAACAAATGATGGCAAAAAATATCTAAGGAAATTTTATGCCGGCATCCAGTAAGAAACAATTTAAGTTCATGAAGGCAGCTGAGAATAATCCTGAGTTTGCTGAGAAAGTTGGAATTGAGCCAGAAGTTGCTAAAGAATTTACCAAAGGTAATGTTGGTAAAAAACGCTTCGCTAAACTTAAAGAAAAAATGAGTGGAAAAAAATGAATGACGCTAATAAAAAAGCTAGAAGACCTGCAGGATACAAGCCGTTCTGGGAAGGTGAAGAAGAAGAACAAGAAGAAACAAAGCCTTCTCGATTTAGTGGATTTATGGACCGAATTACTAATAATAAAACTGCAGCAGAAGTTGCTACAGAAGAAGCTGAAAAGCTAAAGAAAAAGAAAGATGGCATTTGAAAAGCTAAAAAAGAAAGTTTCATAGACTTATCCCAATAATGGGACAGTCATTTATGGCTCATACAAACAGCCAAAAAAGGAAAATTTATGTCAGAAGAAAACTCTTCCATCGAAGCGTCAGAAGAATCGTCTCAGGAAGGCTCGTCCCAGTCTCAAGAATCTTCAGAACAAGTTGAGTCAGCTGGTGAATCTGCTCTACAAGAAGTTGTAGAAGATGCTATTGCTAGTGGTGCGTCAGAAAAAGAAGTTAAAAGTCTTATTAGAGATTTCCAGTTAAAAGTAAATGGAAAAATGGTTAATAAGCGTATTGACCTTTCTGATGAAAATGCTCTAAGAAATGAGCTACAGCTTTCAGCGGCTGCTCGTAGTGCAATGCAAGAATCTGCTAATCTTAAAAAACTATATGAATCTGAAGTTAATCGTCTTAGACAAGATCCATTTAGTGTCTTAGCTGAGATGGGGCTTGATCCAGATCAACTATCTGAGATGCGTATTCAACAACGTATCGATCAAATGAAAAAATCTCCAGAGCAAGTAGAGCGTGAAAAAATTCAAGAAGAACTTCGTTCTGCTAGAGAAGAAGCTAATAAGCTTAAAGCTGAGCGCGAGTCTGAGCAATTTGAAAAGCTTAAAGAACAAGCTGCTACTCAAATTGAAAATGAAATTGAGCAAGCTCTTGATGCACATAAAACTCTGCCAAAGTCTCGCCATATTGTTAAAAGAATTGCTGATTCTATGCTTTGGGCTATGGGTAACGGTTTTGATAATGTGTCAGCAGAAGACGTAATGCCGCTAGTAGAAAAAGAGTGGCGTGAAGAAATGAGTCGTCTTATGGATGATTCTCCTGAAGATGTTCTTGAACAACTTATTGGTCAGCGTAATATTGAAAGATTACGAGCTAAACGACTTAATGCTATGAGTACTGCTAATGGAAAAACAGCAAACTCAATTAAGCCTACAGCCGGGTCTATTCAAAAGCCAGATGATCAGAAACGTGTACCAATGAAACAGCGGGACTTCTTCCGCCAGTTAGGATCAAAAAAGAAGTAAGTATTTGAATTTATTAGAAAGGGTGTTATAGGCTAAATTTATAACAAATAACACCCTTATGTAGTGATGAAAGTGAGTTAAGTATTGAAAATGCCTCTAAATATCCTCGGACTTTAGATAAGCAAGTAAGGAAAGAATTACTAGTAGTTATATATAAACAAACGGAGAAAAACATGAAATACCAAGTTAAAAGCCAAGAACTTCAAGATCTTATGATCAAGACAGTTCGTCTTACGGCTCGTGCTCAAGAAATCGGTTCTGTAGCTGCTAACGTTCTCACTATTCCGCTTGCGGATCTTAGTGCTGACGCTATCGAAGCATCAGATGTTCTTGTAGCAAGAAACCTTACAGATGCAACTGCTCTTACACCAGCAATCTCAGGATCAAACCTGACGCTTACTGATGTTGCTCTTGCTGCTACTGACATCGTTGACATTGTAATTAAACTTAAATAAACTAAACGTATCTAAGATACAAACAAAGGAAAAAAACTATGGCACAACAAGCCAATACCGTTGCAACACTTGACGGTCATTTTAAAGAAGTATATGCATCTAAAATCAGAGATCTAGTTCCAGAAGGCATGAAAATGCTTAAGCTTGCTGAGTTTTCAGCAGCTGAAAAACTTCTTGGTAATCTCTACCACCAGCCAGTTGTTCTTGGTCTTGAGCATGGTTTCACTTATGGTGGATCTGCTGGTGAAGCGTTCCTACTTAACGCTGCTGTAGCTTCTCCAAACAGAGATGCTCAGGTTAAAGGTCACGAGCTAGTTCTAGTATCAGCTATTTCAGTTGGTGCTGCTTCTCGTTCAATTTCTTCTAAAGGTGCTTTCGAGCAAGAAACTAAGCGTCTTGTTCAGAACATGCTTAAGTCTACTCAGATCCGTATGGAAGTTCAACTTATGTACGGTCAGTCTGGTATCGCTAGAGTTAAGTCTGTAGCTGGTAACATCATCTCTATCTGCGATGCAGAGTGGGCTGCTGGTATCTGGTCTGGTTCTAAGAATGCTGCTCTTGAAATCCGCTCTTCTACTGGTTCAACACTTCGCGGTGTTTGTAACGTAGTTAAGCCAAGCCTTAGCGGTAAAACAATTGAAGTTGACGTAGTACCTGCTGGTGTTTCTGGTAACATTGACCCAGAAAACGTTGCTTCTGATGTTATTTACTTCAAAGGTTCTTATAATAAAGAATTTGCTGGTCTTCACAAGATCATTACAAACACAAGCACAATCTTCAACATTGATGCTTCTGAGTTTGATCTTTTCAAAGGTAATGAAGTTCTTGTTGGAACTAATGCTCACGCTGGTTCTGCTTTCATTTCTTTTGAGAAAGTTGAAGAGTCAATTGCTCTTTGTATGGAAAAAGGTCTTACAGAAGAAGACGTAGTATGTCTTGTTAACCCTAAGCACTGGAACAAGTTAATGACTGACCAAGCTGCTAAGCGTCAATACGACAGCTCTTACTCTTCTGAAAAAATGGAAAACGGTTCTAAGTCTCTAGTATTCTACGGTCAGAACGGTAAAATCGAAATCCACGCTTCACTTTTCGTGAAAGAAGGTTTCGCTTATATCTTCCCACCAGCTGAACTTGAGCGTATCGGTTCTTCAGACATTACGTTTGAACGTCCGGGATTTCCGGGCAAGTTCTTCAAAGAAATGGAATCTGCTAACGGTTACGAGCTTCGTGCTTATTCTGACCAAGCTCTTTTCACTTCAGCTCCGGGTAAAATGGCTGTACTTAAATACATCAAGACATCTCAAGCTTAATTTTTTCAAGCATTTGTTCAATGCAAGAAGCCCCCTTTCTGGGGGCTTTTTTATTTCCCCTATGTTAAAAATTAATGACTTACAAAAATCTTAAATAACACCCTTATATTACAGGTAATCTTTAAAACGAGGAAGCTAATGCCTAAGATATTAACGGTAGGGAATGAAGAATTTGAATTCCCCTTATCTGGCGAAAATGCTGGGTATGGTTCTGAAATAACCGATTGGGCTGAATCTGTTTCTACTGCTCTTGAAACGGTTCAAAAGCCAAATGATATTCCAACAACTTCAGAAATTTCCCTTAATTCAGACATTGCCCTTAATACTCCAGAAGCTGTCCCGGGCTTTAGTTTTTCTGTTGCAGAAGTTATTGCAATTGAAGCTAAGTATTTATTTAATAGATCTTACACTATTATTGATCCTTTAACATCTCTTCCAGTTAACATTGTTAGTATGGAAGTTGGTTTTATTGAGGGTTTCTTTAATGGTTCACAGTGGGGAATTTCTATTCGCACAACAGGCGATGCTGGAGTTCTTCTTACTATCAATTCTTCAGGACAAGTGCTTTACCAATCAACACAAGCCTTCCCAGTTGGAGCAACCAACAAAAACTTATCAATAGTTTACGAAGCTAAAGTAATTAATAATTAGAGGTTATAAATGTCGCTTAAAAAAACACGTTTTGTTAAAGGCATTATCATTGCGCCAGATAGCATTGCTTTGGATGGACTTGAGGGGGAATTTAAAGTAGATTCTGCCACAGGTAAAATTCAAACTACGCTAAAAGATGGAGCTAATCCTTCAGCTGCTAGAGAAATCATCACCAGCTCACAAACTCAGGAATTAACAAATAAAACTGTAACCTCCCCAGTAATTAACACGGGAGTTTCTGGAACAGCAATTGACCTAGATGGAACTTTAGCTGCCAACTCTGATACAAAACTTGCTTCTCAAAAAGCTGTTAAAACTTACGTTGACGCACAAGTTGCTTCAAAAGATCAAGCCTCTGAAATTTCTTATAGCAATGCAATTTCTGGTCTTGTTGCTACAAATGTACAAACAGCTATTGATGAAGTTGAAGGTCGCTTACAAACTGCTGAAGGAACTCTATCTGGACACATTTCTCAGTTAGTCGATGCCCATGATGCATCTGCAATTTCAAGCATTCCATCTGGAAACTTAGTTGCTACAGACGTTCAGGGAGCTTTAAACGAGCTTCAAACAGACGTTGATACCAGAGCCACAAGTTTTGCATTAACAACGCACACAGGAGCTTCCAGTGGCGTTCACGGTGTTACTGGTAGCGTTGTTGGAACAACCGACAACCAAACTCTTACAACAAAAACTATTGATGCAGATAATAATACAATTTCCAATTTGGAAACTGACAATCTAAAAGCTGGTGTGTTAAATACTAGCACAAGCTTGTCTGGAGCTTCTGACACACAAATTCCTTCAGCTCTTGCTGTTAAAACTTATGTTGACGCTCTTCCAGCTGCAATTATTGTTTCTCAAACATCTTTTAGCATTGCCAATAATCAGTCTGCCCTAGCAAACATTACAGGTCTTATTTTTAACCCTGCTTTATTTCGTGGCGTTAAAATTGAATACTCCATTTACAGACAAACCGACACTCTCGGTTCTGCTCGTGCTCAAATGGGTCAACTAAGATTTGTTTATAATACACAAGAAGCTAAGTGGCTTTTATCAGATGATTTTGCTGGACAAGATTCTGGTGTTACTTTTGAAGTCGATGATACTTCAGGACAAGTAAAATATACCAGTTCTGATTTAGACCCAGTTAACTCAAATCCCAATTATGTAGGTACTTTAAAATATAGTTTAATTAAAACTTTTGGGGTGTAAAACCCCCTTATAACATGAGGCAAAAATAGTTTTTGCCCTCTGGAAAAAAGGAAGGAGAATCCATGGCTAGTAACAGCTTTAAAATTAAAAATTCGTTGGTCTTGACACCAAAAGACTTAGCAACGTTAGTCAGTCCAGAAGCTGGCGACTTAGCTTGCGACATTAATGACAGTAACAAAATCAAACGCTATGACGCTAATTCATCCTCTTGGGTTGAAGTTGGTTCTGGCGGTGGAGTTGGTGGAACAGACATATTCTTTGTACAAGATTTTGAGTCAGCTTCTCTTGCAAGTTTTACCCAGACAGGACTTACACTTTCACAAACTGATCCACTACATGGAAAAGTTTCTGCTCTTTTAACGCACCAAGCAGCCGTTAACCAAAGCTTTAAACAAGTTATTCCAGTTGATAGAAAGTTCCGTGGCGAGTCAATGACTCTTCGCTTAAACTGTAAGTCAAGTGCTTCTGCTGGTAACGTTACAATTAAGATTTATGATGAAACAAACGCAGCTAACATTGTTGCTTCTGAGCAGCTTCAGTTGGCTAATGACGTTTCAGGCGCAATTAGTCAAGTCGGCTTTACTATTCCAGCAACATGCGCAAGCATTTCTTATACAATTACAGCTCTTCCTCAGTCTGGGTCTCCAGTTACTCGCATTGACGATGTAATTGCTGAACTTGCTGTTACTTCGCTTCTTGAAACTGTTGTGGAACTTACAGGTAACGCTCAAACATTAACCATTCCATTGACTCAGAGTGGGCTTGTGCAGGAAGCTGACTCAGCTATTCGCTTAGATACTGCGAATGGGTTTGGCTCTTCTGGAACTGTAATTAGAAGATTTAGTAATATTAGAAGTAGTATTGGCTCGGATATTCTATATCAAGATTCTGCAACAAATGGAGCAAGTTTTACAGCCGTTACCGCTGGTATCTATAATATATCTTTTACCGATACAAGAAATGCTTCTGGGGGATGGACTGGATTAAGTTTAAATTCTCCTTCTCTTACTACGGGTATTGTATCTATTAGTGATGCTAATAGACTAGCTTCAACTTATATACCAAGCGATCAGCCCCAGAGTGTTTCATGGACAGGATACTTGAATGCTGGTGACATAGTTCGAGCACATGTAGAAAATGCAACAACTGGGGCAGTCGGAAGAACAGAGTTCTCGATGACGAAACAAGGCTCCCTAAAGCAAGTGTCTGTTTCCCCAGACCAGAAAATTACAATTCCAACTTCTGAGCTACGCTTTGAAGGAGCCAGCAGCAGAGGTAGCACAGCCACAGCTATTGTTAAGTTTGACACACAAGCTAAGCTTCGTGGAGATGCTTTTACTGTGGAGAGCGACAGCGTTCTTGGTACAAGAATTACGATGAAGAAAGCTGGGAAGCTTAACGCAAGTGCTTCAGTTTCATCATCCTCTGCATCTATTGTAACAATTACAAAGAATCAAGGAACACCACTCACAACAATTGGGACAAACTCTGAGCTTATAGCTGCTGACGGCATTGTTGCCGGAACATACGCTTCAATAAATTGCGAAACTGATGTTGCTGTTGGAGATGTAATCCGTGTAGCTTTAAATGCTACCCCAACTTACGGAATGCTTGTATTAAGCTTCCAAGAACAAGACATTTCCGTTTCTGTAACAAACACACTTCCCCAGTTTTCTGAAAGCGATAGCTCGGTAAGAGTTGACACAGCAAATGGCTACGGCTCTGCTGGAACTAAGATTCGTAGATTCAGTAGCGTTCGCGATAGTATTGGAGTGGATGTTGAATATTTAGACAATGCTACGAATGGTGCGAGTTTTACGGTTAAAAGTGCTGGAGTTTATGATATTAGTTATTCTGATGATGCAAATGCCGCAACTGTAGTGGGGTTATCAAAAAATGCACCGGATTTAACTTTAGCTCTTTCTTCTCTTGCGTCTATTAATAGATTAGCTATATCTGATATTTATACAGCAAACGCTAGAACTTGTGTATCGTGGCAAGGTTATTTAGCTGTGGGAGATGTTATTCGTGCCCACACCCAAGGAATACCTTCTAGTAACGCAGCTTTTGCTTCTTTCACAATGTCAAAAGTCGGCAAGCCTAATGTAACTGGCGTGAATGTAACTCCTTTTGTTAATGTGCCACAGCCAGTTAGCCAGAGTAGTTTTTTAAATAGCCTCGCCACATTTGCTGGAAATACAAGAATTAGCGGAGCATTAACTTCTAATACGAATAATGGTATTTATAGTTATGATAGTTCAACTGGTATTTATACTATGTTGAAGAGAGCAGCAGTTGATATAAATGTATCAATTAATGCAAATACAGCCGCATCTTCGATGGCTGCTATTTATATTAATGGATCAGAAGTAGCTAGATCAACTGGTATAGCAACTGCAGGTTTTTATAGTTCAACATCAACCTCTAGAATATTAAATGTTGGTGAAAGTTTTTATGGATTTGTGACAGCTAATAGTTCAAATGCTCAATATGTATCGGTATTAGCTACAGCACTCTCCGACCAAATCCTCACAGCTCCAGAAACATTCAGCACAGACACAGCTCCTCTAACCTACGCTAATGCAGCAACTTACACGCTTAGCACTTTAGCTAACGCTCCTGTAGGAACTTACATTACATTCACTTACGCAGCGAATACAAATACAAGAACTCAGACAACGCTGACTAACAGACCAACGCAAACTGATGCGGATATGAATGCTAATGGAATGTTGATTTACACAAGAGCTTTTAACGCTCCAAGTACAGCAGGAAACCCAGCAGCTTTTGCGGTGCAGATTGGGAAGGGCTTGAAGGGTGTATCACGTCAACTATACAAATCAGTCGGTAAAGGTGTTTCCGGTAACTTAGATTATTGGACAGACACGACAGTTTCCTCACGCGGAACTTTAATTAACTCTTATAATGAAGTAACAGGGGTTTTGATAGTCGATGCAGGAGCTGTAGCCAATACAACTTATACAGATAGTCGATTCTATTTCGATGATATTTCAACACAAACTTCCGGCTACCTCGTAATCAACGCAAGCAAGAATCCAGCTTTAACTGGCATGAATATTGAGCGTGTAAGTGCGAGAGGCGTTCAAAGTAGTGGACAAAGTATTCCAGCATCTACTCCAACGACTATTACGTATGACTCAGCTAAATCTTTTGATACGAATGCAAGTTTGAATAATGCGACTGGAGTATTTACTGCACCAGAAGCCGGATATTATCAAGTAAATGGTAATATATTGTATGCCAGTACTTCTTGGACTACTGGATTAGTTGTGGACGTGAGTTTTGTAAAGAATGGAGTAGTAGTGAGTACTCGTCGATCTATAGTAGCGGGTACTACAAATGTAGGAGGAGGAAATTCTGATATAATTTATTTAAAGAAGAATGATATCCTTAGTATGTCTACTTTTCATAATAATTCAGGAGCGGTAGCTTTAATTTCTAATAACATATGGAACCAATTTTCAATTACAAAAACTAATATTGGTGGAAGGAATTAATTATGATTAAAATATCAATAAAAAAACAAGATCAAATTACTAACCAAGCGTCTTTTCCTTCACAGGAAGAGGCGCAAGCTTGGCTTTCTCACCACGAAGGCATGAAAAGTTTTGGCGAACCAGCCCAGACAATTCAACAGCAAGTAGAAATTTCTCCAGCAGTTCTTGAATCTCAAGAAGTACTTGATGAAAACGGAGAATCATTTGATCCTCCACAGTTTCAAGATGTAGAAATTGTTCCAGCTCAACATGAAATGCAGGAAATGCATATTCCGGGCAGCTACGAAGTTGAGATTGTTGACATAACTTCTCAGCTTGAGCAAGAAAAAGCAAATGCAGAAGCACAAGCTTTTCTTGATGGAAATGATTGGAAAGTTCTACGCCATCGCGATCAGCAAGATATAGGTTTAGCTACAAGCTTATCTGGAGAGGAATTCCAAGAGCTATTGCAGCAAAGACAAATGGCTAGAGAAGCAATTATTAAGTAAGGATTAATTCATGCACAAGCTTATTGTTCGTCAAGGCGATATTGAGCAAGTGCATGAATTTGAAACTTCAGAACTTGCCCAGCTTTATAGAGACTATCATTTAGCTTTTGGACATTGGAATGGAATTTCCAAGTGGGTTGAAGAAAGTTATATAACTCCAGAAAATCAACCATTTGTAGTGGATGAAAAAACGGAACTTGTTGATGGTAATATTGTAAGGTATTACAAGCTTACAGAAGGCGTTGAGCTTAAGATTGAAGAAGCTTCTCCTAACTCAGTAGAAGATATTTGGAAGATCTTTAGAAGAAAAAGAACGCAGCTTTTAGCAATGACTGACTGGACGCAACTTGCTGATTGTGCAATTTCAACGGAAGAAAAGAAAGATTATAGAGCTTACCGGGGTTATTTAAGAGCTGTTACAAAGCTTTATGATAACCACACTATTGTTTCAGCTAAAGTTTATTCTTTTGAAGACTGGAAAAAAGGTAAGAGATAGTGGAAAAGATAAAGGAATTGTTTAAGAAAATGAACCAGTATGGAATACCATTACCAATGATAAGGGTTGATGGTAAGCCTTCCATAACTGCTACTTTTGCTTTCATATCTTTTAATACAGCACTTCTTGGACAAATTGGGAAGGTTACTAAAATTCTGGGAACTGTTGACTTAGATGCTGCTAATTATTTATTTTTTGGATGTTTGTTTGCATATTTAGGAAGAAGAATGACTGCAGACAAGGGTAGAATAGAATTTGATAAAAAAGAGGAAGAAAAATGAGCTTTATTTTAGATGCAATTCGCCTCAAAGAGATATTGGATGGACCAGAAACTGTTAATGCTACATGGGTTTCTCCAGCGTTTTCTTTGGATGACAGAGAAAGCGAGTTTTCCATTCAAGTTAACTATGACAATGGCGTTTCTCCTGCCATGAGTCTTATTTTACAAATTTCCTCAGACAATATAAATTTTGCTGACATTGTAGAATCGACACAAGCTATAACAGATGCATCAGGCTCTCACATTTGGGACATTGCTGGTTCTGGAGCTTTATTTGCCAGAGTTAAGGTAGATGTCGTTTCTGGTGCATTAGACGTTACAAGAATATTTTACGCTGCTAAACAAAGGCACTAGTTATGGCTCATACCGCAATTAGACTTGGATATATTTCAATTTCTGGAGGGGGAGGCGGAACCGGCTTTCAAGAATATGCCGACCTTTCTTCTTTTCCATTAGTAGGACAATTAAGTAAAATCTATTTAGCAGCTGACACAGAAAAGCTTTATAAATGGAATGGAACTTCTTACGTTGAAATTTCTCCATCAGAAGTTACTTCAGTCAACACACAAGTTGGTGACGTTGTTCTGGACAAGTCCGACATTGGCCTAGACCAAGTTGATAATACAAGTGATTTAGACAAGCCAATTTCTACAGCTACCCAAGCAGCTTTAGATTTAATTACTGATGTTAGTTGGACTGGTGATTATAATAATGGAGTAACATATACTGTTGGTGACGGTGTAATGTTTAATGGTGCTTCATTTAGAATGATTATAGCAATTGGAGCAGCTGGTTATAATCCAGTAGCTTATCCAGCAAATTGGCTTCAAGTTACAGATTATGTTTCACCCAATGATATTGGTCTTGGAAATGTTGATAATACAAGCGACTTAGATAAGCCAATTTCAACAGCCACTCAAACAGCTTTAAATGCTAAAGAAGATACTGCTAATAAATCAGTAGATGGAACATTAGCTGGAAATTCAGATACACTTTATCCTTCTCAAAAAGCTGTTAAAACTTATGTAGACGCAGCTTCTACATCAGTACAAAATCAATTAGATGCTTCTACTTATTACCATGAATTACACGTTAATTATGACTATATTGGAACTGTGGTAGATGGTTCTCCTTACAAGCCGTTTAAAACAGTTCAAGCAGCAGTAAACGCAGCGCAGTTACAGAATATTGGTGGAAATACAGCAATTTTAATTCATTTAAAAAATGATATTACTATGGTGGAAAACATCACAGTAAGTAATGCAGTTTCCAATTTATATATTATGCCAGCTGTTAGAAACAATACTAATTCTGGACCATTTAAAATAATAGGAAGTTTAACTATTACAGGAACTCAAACTAATAGAGTTCGTGTACAAGATATTGAATTTGCTCCAACTTCTGGATACGCTTTAGTTATCAACGATACTCCCGGAAGACATTTATTTGAGAACTGTGCGTTTGTAAATGGTTCAGTTGCTGGATTAGCTGGAACTGGTGTAAATTTAACAAGTACTTATAGAAATTTTATTGAGTTTGTAGATTGTACAATTGAAGGAACTCTCAATATTGCAGGAACTCCAGTAGCTGGAACTACGATAGGAATGTATCGTTGTAAACTTGGTTACGCAAATGTTATTGTAAATAGTGCAAATGTTGCTGTAGCAATGTATGACACATATGGAATTTACGGAATTACACATACTGCAGGGGCTTTAGCAATTACTGGAATGTGGGGATTCGCTCAGACGGGATTTTTTAATTCAACAGCAAACTTAACCGCAACAAACTTTATTAGTATTGCTAATGCTTCTTTGCAAAAAATAGATTTATCTTTTATTAGTATAAATAAAACAGGAACTTGTTTTTATCAATTAATAAATGTTCATAGAGGAGAAGTTTCAGATACATTAACCGGAACTAGGACAGTATTTGGACCAACAGCTACTGATGCTGGATATAAAATGGGAGTTTCAGGAAACTGGTCTCCAGCTGTATCTAACGTAGCGGGAGCTTTAGATCAATTAGCCGCTAATAAGATTTCTGTTTCTCAAAAAGGTGTAGCTAATGGAGTTGCTCCACTAAACTCTCTAGCTAAAATTGACTCAACCTACCTTCCAAGTTATGTTGATGATGTTGTGGAATATGCTAATTTAGCAGCTTTTCCTATAACTGGAGAAACTGGTAAGATTTATATTGCTCTTGACACAAATCTATGTTATCGCTGGTCTGGAAGCATTTATGTTGAAATTTCTGCAGCTCCAGTACTTTCTGTCAACGGACAAACAAATGTAGTTGTTTTAGATTCTGATGATTTAGCAAATCAACAAGCAGTTCCTGCTTATTGGGATGTTGCCGACGGTTCAACAATTAAAGCTCATTTAGATGAACTTGCTGCTAGAAGAGAAGCTCAGAATACAGTAACTAATGAACCAACTGGTTTTGCCACAAGAACAGAATCTACGACAAGTTTTAGCGATTCTGGTCCAGATAGAACTTTCACTATTGCTCCAGTTGGAGCTTCTTTTGAATTCTATGTAAGAGGTATAAAGTTTACAAAAACCTCTGCCGAAACTATACAAATTCCTAACTTGGCTGGAAATCATTTTATTTATTATAACGCTTCTGGAGTTCTTTCTACTACTCAAGTTGGCGGTTCTGTATTATTTAAAGAAAATGCTTTATTGTCTATTGTTTACTGGAATACAGATACAAATACTCATTCATACTTTGCAGAAGAAAGACACGGCTTAGTAATGGATGGAGAAACTCACAGTTATCTCCACACAGTTTTTGGAGCGCAATACTTATCTGGTTTGGCTTTAGAAAACTTCGTAGTTAATGGCGATGGTAGCTTAGCAACTCATGCTCAATTTACAGCAGACGAAGGTACAATTCGTGACGAGGATTTACTTTTAACTCTACCCGCAGAAACACAAATTCCTGTTTTATTTAGACAAGGAACCTTGTGGCGTAAAAAAGCTGCAGATTCCTTTCCAGTTATTTATAGCGGAACGGCTGGATATACTGGAGTTTCTGGAAGATTACCTTATAATCAATTAATTTCAGGTTCTTGGCAATTAACAGAAGTTGCTAATAATGCTTTTGTTCTTGTGCATTTATTTGGCACAAATGATAAAGAAACTCCAATTATAGCAATTCAAGGTATTGCTGAGTACGGAAATGTTACAGCTGCTAGACTTGCTGCAAGTACTGAAATTACCAGTTTATCTGGCTTACCATTTGCTGAATTTGTAGCTCTCGGTAGTGTTGTTTTTGAAACTGCTAATACTTACACAAATACACCAAAGGCTAGAACAAGATCTATAAATGGTGGATCTTATGTTGATTTTAGAGGCACTCAGCTTTATACCCCAGCTGGTGTTGCAACAAGTCATGGACTTCTTTCTGGACTTAGTAACGACGACCACATTCAGTATCATACAGATGCTCGTGGAGATATTCGTTACTACACAAAAGCTCAGGTAGACGCTTTGGTAAGTGCTGGTATATCTCCGGGCGATCTCAGTGAAGGAAGCTATTCTTTTTCTAACTCTCAGGTTGTTCCTGAAAGTATAACTGGATTCACTTTTAATAATGCTGTTGTTAGATCTTTCAAAGCTCTTATTTCGGTGTCTGTAGATGCTACTACTGACCTATTTGAGGTCTTTGAACTAGAAGGTATACAGAAAGGCTCGGAGTGGGATTACTCAATCAGCACCAAAGGAGATGCCACAGGAGTTATTTTTAATATAACTAACACTGGGCAAATTCAATATACATCTTTGAATTATACTGGTTTTGTATCTGGAATTATTAAATTTAGAGCTATAACGACCTCTGTGTAGTGTTTTTAAGTACTTAGAAATACGTAAAAAAACACCCTTATATAACAGAGGTTTTAATGGCTAATAATAAAAATTCCCAATATGATCCCGGCCTTATAGTTAAAGAAGTTCATGACTTTCATGGACAATCTATTCGCACAACCGATACCAGATCAGTAATTTCAAGCTATTATACACACTTTAGAGCTGATTATAATTTAGATAACCAGCCAATTGAAGTTTCTTATTTTAGAGGCTCTGAGTCTCACAAAACAACACTAGGTTGTGTTTCAGACGTAGTTGGCTCTTTACAAAATACATACATTAAACTTTTCTCAGCTCCAGATAATAAGCCATTTCACATTTGGTTTAACGTTGATAATTTTGGGGTAGATCCAGCTCCACAGAATTCCACTCCTATTGAGATTCAAATTAACGCTAATGATCCTTCTTCAGTAATTGCTATGGCAGTATCCCTGACGCTCAATACGCTGTTTAAAGACGATTTTACAGCTTCTAGGACGAATTCTGTTGTGGACATTAGAACTGCCGGACTTGGGCTTGTGACAAGCTCTAGCAATTTTGGCACAGGCTTTACAATAACTAATACAAGCGGTGCACAGGAATTAGTTGGATTTATTCAGATTGACTATGATAATTCTAATCCCGTTTATAAAGGTCAAACTTTAAAAAACTATAGGTTTAATTTATTTACAGGACAGTTTGAACATAGAGAAGAAGCTACCGTTCCTCCAAATGAAGTTTTGTGGGATGAAATTGCCACTACATTTCCAAGTAATATAAGCGAACTTTATAGTTATAAATATAATACACAAGTAGTGCAAGACGTTTTAGTTACTTACGTAGACTCAACAAAAAAACTAATAGTATCCGTTCAAAAGACGAGGTATTAATGCCTTGGAAATTTGACCAATTTAAAGCCGAAATTGTTTGGACAGAGCCTCCTGAAACGTTTGCCGAGTTAGCCGATATCGATATGGGAGATACACTAGAAAGTGATATCCAGATTGATATGGGGGATAGGAGTATAGATTCTTCCCAAATTGACCAAGGCTTAAGAGTTTACGATGGCGATATTTAAAGCACCTAAGATTACAACGCTTCAAAGAATTGCTCTTGTTTTACAAGGCAGCGAAGTAGTTTATGATGTAGATAAAAAAGCATTTTACGGGGGTGATGGAGTTTCAGCAGGAGGTTTTCCTATTGGAGGCTCTGTTGTTGAAAAAATTCAATTAACTCAAGCTGATATAAATAACAAATTTGTGACGCTTGCGCAAACACCCTTAGTATCTAGTGCTGTTACTATTGATATATATGGAGGAATTTCTCAGTTAAACGATATAGACTATCAGGTAATTGGAAATAAAATATCATGGAGTGACCTAGGACTGGATGGATTCTTAGAAGAAACAGATGTACTGATTATTCAGTACTAAACAACAAGGGGAGAGCGAATGGCTCAACAAATTAAAAAGAAGTTTATTAAAAACGATGCCGTTGACGGATCGAAAATTAAACTTCTAAGTGGCCAATCTTTACGAATTGAAGGCCCAGCTGGAGAGATTGAACTCTTGAAGCTTGGTTCAGATGGTGAAGTATTGTCCAAAGGGCAAGAAATTGCCTTTAAATCTCAAGTAGATGAATTAAGATCAGATCTTGAAAGTGCTCTTGAAACAGAAGAGTCTCGTGCAGTTGCTGCAGAAGGTTCTTTACAGTCAGCTCTAAATGCAGAAGAAACTTCACGTATTGCTGGAGATGCAGGTCTACAATCTCAAATTAACAATATTTTGAGTAACGTAGATCCGGGTGCCCTAGATTCTTTGACAGAAGTTGTACAAGCTTTCCAACAAGCCGATCAAAACTTAGTAGATGCAATATCAGCATTGGGAACTGGTTCAACATCAGCTTTGGGAGAAGAAATTTCTCGTGCTCAAACTGCTGAATCAACTCTCCAGTCTAATATTGACTCTGAAGAGTCAGCTCGTGAAGCTGCTGATATCGTTCTTGATGGTAAAATTGAAGACGAAGAAACTCGCGCAATGGGCGTAGAAGGTTCTCTACAGTCTCAAATTACATCTGAAGTTTCTCGTGCTCAATCTGCTGAGCAAGGTCTTCAGGAAGAAATTGATTCTGAAGAAACTCGTGCTATGGGCGTAGAAGGTTCTCTACAGGGTCAAATCACTCAAGAAATCTCAGATAGAACATCTGCTGTTAGCTCAGAGATGTCTCGTGCTATGGGAGTTGAGGGTTCTCTACAAAGTCAAATCACGCAAGAAGTTTCTGACAGAACATCTGCTGTTAGTTCAGAAATGTCTCGTGCTATGGGTGTGGAAGAGTCTATTCAAGATGCTCTTGATCAAGAAGTTTCTGACAGAATTACAGCGGTTTCTTCTGAAGAAACTCGTGCTATGGGTGTCGAAGGTTCTTTACAACAGCAAATTGATGATCTTACTACTAGTGAAGTAGTTGAAGGGTCTAACCTTTACTTCACAAATGAAAGAGTTCAAACAAAACTTGGAAATATTTCTGGAAGCATTATCCCAGATACAGATGAAGCTTATGATTTAGGTTCTTCTACCAAGAAATTTAAAGATCTATTCCTTTCTGGTAATACAATCCAGTTAGGCGATGTTTCTTTATCTTCTGATCCAAATGCTGGATTAAGCGTTACTTTTGCTAATGGCGATTTCGCTATTAACAGTGATAACGTACAAGAAGGAATGGTTAATAAGTTCTTTACTGAAGAAAGAGTTCAGCAATCTGAGCTTTCTCTTCTTGATGTTGAAATGTCTGGAGAAGTAGTTTCTACTGATTCTCTAGTAGAAGGTATCAGTAAGCTTCAAAACCAAGTTACTCAAGAAGTTTCTGACAGAGAAGATGCTGTTTCTCAAGAAATGTCTCGTGCTATGGGTGTAGAAGGTTCTCTACAGGGTCAAATTGATTCTGAAGAAACTAGAGCTATGGGCGTAGAAGGGTCTTTGCAATCTCAGATTGATTCTGAAGAATCAGCTCGTATTTCTGCTGACCAAGGTCTACAAAACCAAATCAACAATATTCTAAGTAATGTTGATCCAGCTGCTCTTGATTCATTGACAGAAGTAATTGCTGCTTTCCAGTCTGCAGATTCTAGCCTACAAGGAGCAATTTCTGCTCTAGGTACAGGTTCTTCTTCTGCTCTAGGAGAGGAAGTAGCTCGTGCTCAAGCTGCTGAACAAGATCTTCAAGATGCAATTGATGCAGAAGTAACTCGTGCAACAGGTATTGAAGGGTCTTTACAGTCTCAAATTGATTCAGAAGAGTCTCGCGCTGAAAGTGCAGAACAAGTTCTTCAAGATAATATCGATGCAGAAGAAACTCGCGCTATGGGCGTTGAGGGATCTTTGCAGTCTCAAATTGATTCTGAAGAATCTCGTGCAATGGGTGTGGAAGGTTCTCTACAATCTCAGATCGATTCTGAGGAGTCTCGTGCTGAAAGTGCAGAACAAACTCTTCAAGGTAATATTGATTCTGAAGAAACTAGAGCTATGGGAGTTGAGGGTTCTTTACAATCTCAAATTACTCAAGAAATTTCTGATAGAACAAGTGCTGTTAGCTCAGAGATGTCTCGTGCTATGGGCGTAGAAGCTTCTCTTCAGTCTGCTATTGATGACGAAGAAATAAGAGCTATGGGTGTAGAGTCTGGACTTAATTCTAGACTTACAACTGCTGAAGGAGATGTAGTAGCTCTTGAAGGTAGAATGGATACTGCTGAGGGCGATATTGTAGCTCTTGAAGGCCGTATGGATACTGCTGAGGGTGACGTTGTTGCTCTTGAAGGCCGTATGGACGAAGTAGAGTCTGACGTTTCTACTCTTCAATCTCAAATGCTTAATGCTGAACAAAATATCACATCTCTAGAAGGTCGTATGACCACTGCAGAAAGTGATATTACAGCTGTAGAAGGTTCTGTTTCTAATGAAGTTTCAAGAGCAACTTCTGCTGAAGAAGCTCTAGATCAACGTTTGGATGTTATCGAAGCTAAAGCTTTTGGTAAACAAAAAACTGTTATTAGTTCTGAACTTGGCTACATTGAACTTGAAAGAGAAGTAGTTGCTAATTCTCTTATTGTTTGTGTAAATCGTCTTTCTGTTCATAAAGATGAAGATTATACTGTCAGCGTTGTTGGCGGTAAAACTCGTCTTACTTGGATCAATTCTTTTGCTAACCCAAGCGGTGAAGAAAAAATTGAAGAAGGCGATAGCATTTTCATAACTTACTACTACTAATTTATTGGGGGAGGGGACGTAAGTCCCCTCTATTTTTAAGGAATAAAAAATGTCTATTATATCAAAACCAAGTGTTATTTATAAAGGCACTCCTGTAGAAATTACCCTTTTTAAAACAAATCTAATAAATAATCATATCGTATCTTCTAATTTACAATTTTCTAGTTTTTCCAAGTGGCATAAAGTTTATCTTAACTATAAAAGCACCGAAGGAAATCAGAGAATTATTGTTAATTTTGACTCAGCTGATGGTTTTATGTATGGGATGTTTTCTGCTTCTGAAAAAGCAAGAACATCATTCCAGATTGAATCTTTGGTAATTGTTGATCTTGACGGTGAAATTTTAAAATTAGAAAGAAATGATTTGAATACGTTAGATTTTGATCTAGAACTTTATACTGGCTCGGAAAGTGAAGAGTTTGTACTATTACTAGAAGATGGAGCTGCTCTTTTATTAGAATCTGAAGAATTCTTAGTACTATAGTAATACAAACGGAGTAAATAATGAATAAAAAATTATCACAGTTATCCGAAAAAGTCACGAGCCTTAGTGCCGATGACTTACTACTTGTTTCCACTGGTGGAGTATCGAAGTCTATAAAGGCTAGTACTCTGGAAGCTCCTCTAAAGGCTTATGCCGATCAAAAAAAATCAGAGGTTATAAGCGAATTATCAAGTTTAGATTCTGCTTTAAGTTCTGAAGTTACAAACAGACAAACAGCAGATACGAATACTTTAAATTCCGCAAAGTCTTACACTGATTCTGAAATTAGCTCTGAGGTTTCTGCGAGAAATTCTGCAGATACAACAACTCTAAATTCTGCAAAGTCTTATACAGAGTCTAAACTAATGGACTTTGCGGCAATTATAGCTACAGAAGAGGTTACTAGACTAGCAGCTGATACTGCTTTATCTACAAGTTTAAGTCAAGAAGTAAGTAATAGAACTGCTGCTGATGTTACGACTCTAAACTCGGCAAAGTCTTACGCAGATTCCAAAGTATGGCCGTTTTGGGCAGCTTTGGCTACAGAAGAGGTTACTAGACTAGCAGCCGATACTGCTTTATCTACTAGTTTAACTGAAGAAGTAAATACTAGAATAGCAGCTGATGTTACAACTCTAAACTCGGCAAAGTCTTATACAGAGTCTAAACTAATGGACTTTGCGGCAATTATAGCTACAGAAGAGGTTACTAGACTAGCAGCTGATGTTACAACTCTAAATTCTGCAAAGTCCTACGCAGATTCTATAGTTGCAACAAGTGGACTTATTCCAGTAGGAGTAATACAGATATATGCTGGTTCCTCGGCTCCTTCTGGGTGGCTTTTATGTGATGGTTCTGCTGTTAGCAGATCAACATACTCTGCTCTTTTTACATTGATTGGAGTTTCTTACGGGTCTGGAAACGGCTCTACTACTTTTAATATTCCAAGTCCAGATACAAATGCTAATCTTCGTCTAATTATTAAAGTTTAAGGAGAATAAAAATGGCTATAATAACAAAACCGTCCACTTATAAAGGACAAACTGCCGCTTTTACTCTTTCTAAATCTGAGCTTTTGCAACATGCTATGGTTGTTGCAGATTCTTATTTTTCTGACTCTAGTAATTGGTACAGAGTTAATGTGGTGTATAAAAGTTCTTCTGGAAGTCAGTATGAAATTGTTGAATTTGACGCAACTTTATCTACTCCAGTGGGGTCTTTTTTAGTTTCAAATCAAGCTAGAGATTCGTTTGAAATTCAAAAATTGGTAATATTAGACTTTGATGGTGGATTTTTAGAAATACCAAGATCTGAAGTTCAGGCTTCCGAATTTGATATTAATTTTCAATCATCTCAACCGCCTTCTAATTTAAGTCTTTACCATACTAGAATGTTTATTAATAATTCATACTCTGCCCCTGCGGTACACGAGAATACTACTGGGAGTAGTAACTTACAAGAAGGAAAATTAATTCAAGTTGGTTTTGATATCGTAGGAGAAAATAACTATGGAATTATTTATCCTAGATCAGCAGCTATAACTACTGAGACAAAATCTAGTAACTTGAAAGTTAGACTTTACGTTGATTCTATTGAAGGATCTGGAACTTACGCAATTTATTGGACAGATCATGGAGCAGAATCAGCACTTACAGCTACAACGGCACAAATTTTAGCATCGGTTGCAGCAAATGGTTATCATGAGTTTGATTTAACAAGACTTGCCGATGGTGGTCCGGGTGTTGCCGATGGTGGTCCGGGTTACTATAATCTATCTTTTAATTTTGTAGGCGCATCTAGCTCCGACATAATACGAATCAGTAAGTTTGAAATTTATCAACAAGATTAATAATAAAAGGGCTCCATATAGGGGCCTTTTTCTTTTCTAACTCTTTGTTTTTACATAAATAATTAATAATATTAATAAATTAACAAATAACACCCTTATATTATGTGGCACAAAGGAGCTATAAACTATGGAAAAGAAAGCAAAAGCTAAGTCTGAGATGCTCAAAGAACTTTCAAAAGAAATGTCAAATGACATGTATTCTCCAATGAAAGACATGATTGGCAAAAAAGGCATGAAAAAAGTATCTGTTATGTCTGACTCTCCAGAAGGTCTTAAAAAAGGACTTTCTATGGCTGAGAAGATTATGCAGATGAAATCTAGCCAAGAAGGTAATGGCGAAGAATCAGAAGATGAGTCTTGTCCTAAGTGTAAAGGCAAAGGCTGTCCTCTTTGTCAAGCTTCTGAGGATTCTGAAGAAGAGTCTCCAGAAATGGAAGCGGAAGAAGATGCCTCGGAAATGTCTCCAGAAGAAATGGAAGCAATGTTCGAAATGCTGAAGAAGAAACTAGGAAAGTAATATAAGGCTATAAAATGAGTAGCATTTTAAAAACTGGCGATTTAATTCGCAGTATTAAGCGACGCGCATTCATACCCAATTCTCAAGAGTCTTTTACCGATGAAGATTTATTAAGAATGGCTACAGAAGAAGTCAATATTGGACTTGTGCCGCTTATACAAAGAATGCACGAAGAGCATCTCATTTACTATATCGACCTTCCATTAATAGGGGGGAAAAAGAGATATGCTATTCCTTCTAGAGCGCATGGGAATAAAATGCGTGATGTAGCTCTTATTGATGAAAATGATAATATTTTTGAAATGCATAGATATTCTTTAGGTGAAATTTCAGATTTCACAAACACCACAACGTACATTAATAACCGTGGCTTTTATTTAGAAAACAACGATGTAATTCTTTCTAACTTTGATGCAAATGATAGAATGAAACTTCGCATGTATTTCTATATGCGTCCTAACCATTTAGTAATAGAATCTGCTGGCAGTACCATTATTAGTATTGCACAGACTTCTGAAATTGACCAGATTAATCCTAAGACTGGAGCTTTTACAAACATAGTCTCTGGAACAGAAACCACATTTACAAGTGTTAGTCATGGACTTACTAATAAACAACTTGTTCAAATTTCTGGGGCTAATACAACTCCTTCTGTGGATGGATTCCATGAAATTAATGTTATTGATGCAAATACTTTTAGTGTTAAATTTACTACTTCTTCTGTTGGATCTATCGGTGGAAATTTCAATGCTGCACTAAGTGTTAAACGACTAACACTATCTACTCTTCCAGCTATATTTCTCCAGAATAATTTCTTTGACTTTGTTCAAAATGTATCCCCAAATAAAATAATTCATTATGATAAGCGTTTTAACGCAATCAATCAAGTATCTAAACAAATAAGCTTTGTAGCAACAGATATTCCAGATCTTATTGTAGGCTCTTATATAACGCTTGCAGAGGAAACATTTGTTCCAAATATCCCCACAGAACTCCATCCTATTTTAGCACAGCGAGTTGCTGTTGCTTGTTTGGAAGCAATGGGCGATGAGCAAAATAAACAATCTGCAGAAAGAAAACTTGCCACAATGGAAAAAGATGCTGCAACATTTCTCGACAATAGAGTTGAAGGTGCAATGCAGAAGATTAAGTCTAGGCATTCACCTCTGGTAAATACACTGAACACTCTAGGGCGACGCAATAGAAGGTGGTAAGCTGTGTCTGTACTAACTATCAACCGAGGCTTGGTAACAAGTCCAAACGAACTCGCAAGACCAGATGGAGCCGCTGAAATTCTTGATAACTGCGTCATTGATTTTGACAACGTAATTCAGAGTAGACGAGGCTTTGGAGAGTTTGGAAATAAAACAGATGATGACACTGTTGTAAAACAACTACTCACTTATAAAGGGCGTATTCTTCGCCATTTCTCAAATAAATTAAGTTTCGACTCTGATGGTAATGGAACCTTCCTAAACTTTTCTGGAGTCTATTCTGAGCTTGTGGAAAGGCTTAGAATTAAATATTTCGAGCTTAACTCAAACCTGTATTTTACAACAAGCGAAGGCATTAAAAAAATCTCGGCAACTTCTGCCAGTGACTTTACAACTTCTGCTGGTTTTATCACAAATGCTGGAGCAGTTAAAGCTCTAAGCTTAGAAGGCGTTATTGTTCCTTCCGAGTCTGGTTTTCTTCCAGCTCAATCAAAAGTTGGGTATAAAGTTCTTTGGGCTAAAAAAGATGCCAATGGTAATATTAACCGTGGCGTTCCAAGTTCTAGATATGTTTTAACAAATACTTCTAATGATATAAATGTTGGGGAAGAGTTTAGTATTGCCGTAACTACTGCTGGTGCAGGAATTCATAAACAATTCGACTCCACAACTGCTCTCTCTGGTGGTATTGAATTTCCATTTGTAACAGCCGATGTTAATATTACAACAAATACTATAAATCTTACAACTGGTGCAGTCGATCATAACTTTCAAACAAATGACTTAATAAAACTATCAGCCGGAGCTTTAGTATTACCTACGGGGTTATCAGCTGGTAATTATTACGTTATACGAGTAGATACTAATAAAATCAAGCTTAAGAATACAATCGAAGGTTCTGAAATTGATATAACAGCTACAGGAACTGGCGGTATTGTAGAGAGTACCAATGTTGGAAAAACTATAACAGTAACTTCGCATGGGTATACAAACAATACAAAAGTTAGACTTTATGGAATTATTCCAAAAGAAATAAACAAAGCAAATACATACTACATAGTAAACGTTACTACAGATACATTTCAATTATCAGCCACTTCAAGTGGGTCTGCTATAAGTTTAACAAAAATTGAAGGCGTTTCTAATATTTATTCAGGATTATTTAATTCTAATTATTTTACTTTCGACTCTCCAACAAATAAATTCGCTTGCTGGTTTAATATTTCTGGGACAGACGTTGCCCCAACGGATACAAGTCTAGTTGGTAGAGATTTACGAGAAGTTGAGATTTATAAAATCTCTAATAAGTCAAAAGAAAATTACATGGCAAAGATTGCCGAAACAATTTCTCTTGTATCTGATGTTAGCGTTAGCACTACCTCAACAGAAGTTACCGTTACAAACATTGATGGCGGTAACGTACTTGACGCATCAGCTGGAAATATCGATTCATCACTTATAACTGTTTCAAAAGTATTTGATGGTCAAACTGCTACAGGAATTCCGGCTAACACATCTCTAAGCTTTACAGTTCCTTCAGAAATCATCACCAATAATGATAGAACTTATTTCTATGAAATTTATAGAACAGCTTTTATTACAGTAGCTACAGGCTTAACGCTTAACGACATCGATCCGGGTGAAGAGTTCCAGAAGATTGCAGAATATGCAGTCGTTGAAGATTCTTCTCCAATTCCATCAAGCATTACTTTTAGCGACATTGTTCCAGAAACATTTAGACAAGGTGGGTTATTTCTTTATAATAATCCTGTAACTGGCGAAGGTTCTCTTCAGTCAAATGAAGCTCCTCCAGTAGCGCATGATGTTGCTGTGTTTAAAGGCTCAGCTTTCTATGCCAATACAAAAGAAAGGCATAGAGTTCAATTCAATTTACTTTCTGTAAGCCAGTTCACTTCTGGAGTTTCTAAATTATACATCGCTAATTCTCAAATTGTTAGAACTTACACTTTTGTTGGAAGGAATGAAATTGTAGATTTCACAGCTAAGAAAAAAGCTGAGACAACTGGAGGATCTTATTTCGATGTAATGTCAGCTCAAGATAGAGTTAAGTATAGAGTCTGGTTTGATAAGGGTACTGTTAGCTTTAGCTTTACAGATACTGCAGTAAATGCAACAACAGAAGAAATTACCATAGCTGCACACGGCTTAGCAACAAACGACAAAGTAGCAATCTCTGGAGCAAGCTTACCTGCTGGTTTAACAGCTGGCACGTACTATGCCATAAGAATAAGTGATAACGTCTTTAAACTATCTTTAACGGTGAATGGGACAGCAATAGACTTAAGCTCTGCAGTCGGTACAGCTAATATATTACACGACTCTGAAGCTCCAAGTAATGATTCTTCTATTCTTTTAAGAGTTGCTTTAGAAGGCTATGACAATACAACCCAAGGTTCAGTTGACGCATTCATAAGTGCATTCTTTGACATTCCAGATTTTGAAGCAACAGATATTGGCTCTGGGGTAATAAGGCTTACTTATACCGACAACGGTAACGCTAGTGCCGTAACCCAGTCAGTTGCCGCAGTGAGCTGGGTAACTCCTACTGTGTTTCAAGAAGGACTTGGAGAAAATGCTGCAGCAAACGAAGTGCTTTTATCTGGATTAGCCTCTCAAGGACTTTCAGTAGAAGATACAGCAAGGTCACTTGAAAGAATCATTAATAAAGATGCTTCTTCTCCAGTTACAGCTTTCTACCTATCTGGTCCAAATGACCTACCGGGTATTATTGTTTTAGAAGCTAAGAACTTGCTTGATGACCCAGTATTTCTAGGATTCAGTCATGCAACAACTACTGCCGTATTTGAACCATCTATTCCAGTTGTTAAGACGATTTCTAATGTTACAGCTCCTACTACTATTAATACTACAGCGGCTCACGAATTACTTCCGAATCAAGATGTTTATGTATTTATTAAACCAACAACTTCTGCCACTATTTTATCTGGAAGAAAAACTGTTGCTACAACTCCAACTACAACTTCTCTAACAATTACAGGTTTTAGCTCTACAACAACTTACTCTGCTTTTGATCAAGCAATTATTTTCCCAGCTGATGTTGTATCAGATAATTCTTCAAATAGAAATAGAATTTACTTTTCAAAGATAAATCAGCCAGAAGCAGTGCCTTTAGTTAACTATATCGACATTGGACCAAAAGATAAAGCCATTCAACGCATTATGGCGTTAAGAGATAGCCTTGTTGTCCTTAAAGAAGATGGAGTTTATATTATATCAGGCTCAGCTGCTCCAAATTTCAGCGTGAGACTGTCTGACTCCTCTGCCCTTACCTTTGCTCCAGATACAGCCACAAACCTCAATAACCTCATTTATGTGCTTACTAGCCAAGGTGTAGTAACTGTGTCAGAGACTGGGGTGGGTATTATCTCCAGAAATATTGAAAACAAGATACAGGAAATCGCCAACGCTAAGTTTAATTATAAGCTTATGAGCTGGGGAATGGCTTCTGAATCTGATAGATGTTACATTATATGGCTTCCAGAAAAAACAACAGATAACTATGCTACTCAAGCTTTTAGATACAATACATTTACAAGAGCATGGACTCGTTGGACAAAGCCAGCTAACTGTGGAGTGGTAAATCCTAATGATGATAAAATTTATTTAGGAGATTCCTCTAGTAGACCTTATGTTCTTAAAGAAAGAAAAAACTTAGAAAGACAAGACCAATCTGATAGAGAAATTATTAGAAGTATTAGTGCTGGAGCAATTAATGACTTAACCGTTATTATTTCTTCCGTAGCTGAACTCGAAGCTGGAGATGTCTTAGTACAAACTCAGTATGTGGATATTAACAAATATAACAGACTTCTTAAGAAACTGGATAGAGACATTCTTAATTCCAATAATTATTACTCAACACTTAAGGCAGTAACTGGAGATAGCTTAGCGGCTAAGTTGGTGCAGCTTGTTGCAAAGCTTAACTCTGATGGAATTATGGTTCCAGCAAGTTCAAACTCTAATTCTCTTATAGAGCTTAGAGATGATTACAACGACATTATTAATTATCTTAATAGTACAATTGCCGCAACTGGGTTTAAAAATTACAAACTTGCTACAGACCTTTTAACTTATGAAGCACTTGTTACAGTAGTTAATCCAAGATTTAACACTGTTACTTTAAAATTCATGAACAAGTTCATTCAAGGAAACGTAAGTTTCTTTAAAGCTATTAAATGTCTTGTGCAGTACGCTCCACAACATTTTGGTAAGCCTGAAATGACAAAGCAAGTATCCGAGGGAACTTTTATCTTTGACCAGAATAACTTTTGGGGAGGCATTGTTGCTTACTCATCTGATAGGTCGTATGACTTTGCTTCTGTAGAATTCTTTGGAAAAGGTCCGGGATACTGGGATGGATATAGTTGGGCAGATGTAACTTATGGCGGAGAGGGAAATGAAGTTCCAGTTAGGACTCTCATACCAAGAGATAAATCTCGCTGTCGCTATTTGCATGTGCAATTCAGACATATTAATGCCAGAGAAGAATGGAAACTCATTGGAGTTTCTTTACAGCCTAGAGAAGTATCTTCTAGAGGCTATAGATAATGCCAAAGTTAAGTGATATTCGAAGAATTATTCCAGAGGATTACAGCAAAGAAGCTCAAGAAGTTATTGAGGGAGTTGCTGGTTCTTATAATGAATTTGCTGATGAAATATACCAAGTTGTAAATGGTCAACTTGATTTTGATAATTTAGCTCGTGCCAAAGTTAACATTGATATTAGCTTTGATTCTACAGGCAAGCCTGTTGGAAATGCTAGTATTGTAACGAACTTAAGCTTTGTTTCAATGCTTCACATTGGAAAGATTCAAAACATTACTAATGCTTCAAGAATTTCTCAGGTTCCATATCTTGACTGGAGCTTTCAAGGCAATGGCATTGTTAAGATTAATTATGGGGTGGGATTTACTACTGGAGTAAAGTATAGGTTAACGCTGGAGCTTATTCAGTAATTTTGACATAGTTTCACTTATATAGAGCTTAAATCTCTTTTTAGTAAAACCAAATCCTTAATGTGCTTTTTAGCTAATTGGGGATAAGGCTGGGGCTTTTAACCTGAATTTCTCTTTTCTACAAAACCCCAAGTCTATAAGTTGTTTTGTTTAACTCTCTGGCTTTCCGCTAGGTACTTAGTGGTTTTACGACACCTAGTTGAGTATTTCGTTTCCTACACCGGCTCATATATCGAGTTCGCTTGTAAACTCTCTATTTCACGGTCCAAAAGAGCAAAAAGAGGAGATGTTAGTCTCCGTTCACAAATATAGCATAACTTTGTGAGACTGGCAATAGTTATAAGTAATTGATATTGTGTTGAATGTGAAAAATGCCATTTAACACCCTTATATTACAGAGGAAAAATACATATGGCTATTGTAAAAGACGAAGAACAACAACAAGGTCAAGGTACAAGCCAAGCACTAGGTCAAGGCATGGCTGGTCAACCACAGCCCGAAGAACAACAGCCTCAACAGGCTTCCTCCGCTCCAGCAACTATTGGAGCGAGTCAACCATCCCAATCATCAATGCCAATGCCAAAACAGCCTAAAGCTGGAACTGGCACTTTTTCCAATTTAAAAAATTATTTACAAGCCGCTCAAAGTGGAGGGCAACAGCGTGTTGCTCAAGCCGCTACTCAACAGGTTCAGAAACTTGGAGCAGGTGCTCAAAAAGGCACACAACAAGCTCAGGAAGCGTTTGGAAGACGAATGGAAGCTGGCTCCATCAAGAGTATGGAAACAGCTGCACAAGAAGCTAAAGGTATTGTTGGAACTGCTAGAGGAGCGACTTATCAAGCTCCACAACCACAACCACAAACACAAGCTGCAGCATTAGTAGAAGGACAAGCTCCAGCTATTCCAACCCCCACTCAAGCACCAACTCAGCCACAAGCTCAAGCTCAACAATATTTCACTCCAGAACAACAACAGCGTTTTGCTGAAATTATTAATGCTCAATATCAAGGACCGGCTTCTCTTCAGCAAGCGGGGCTTTACGAACAAGCATCTCAGAAAGCTAGAACAGCTCAGGAAGCGGCACAAAAGACTCAGACTGCGTTAGGTAGAGAGCAGCTTTTAAAAGATGTATTTGGTAGAACGAGAGAATATGGAAGGGGTGTGTCAAAGCTTGATGCTCTTCTTTTAAACGCATCTCAGCAAGGCGTTAAACAACTACAAGAACAAGCTCAACCAGCTGCTAAAGCTCAAGAAGCTTTACAAGCTGCTCAGAATCTTTCCACCAATGAGGCAGTACAAAGACAAGCCGTAATTGAAGGGATTCGATCTGGAGCAAGACAAGAGTTTACTGGAGCAAGAGCTGTAGAAGAACAAGCTACAGAAAAAAGAATTGATGATTTAATTAAAACTCCAGCAGTTGATACGCAAGGCAATAAAATTGCAAAACTTGATTCTGCAGGAAAGCAAATTGTAGATACAGCAGGTAATCCAGTTTATCAAACAGAGTGGGATAGACTTCCAGAGTATTTTAAACAATCATTAGCAACTAAAACTAAGCCACAATGGGAATTATCTGCAGAAGAAGCTGCTGTTTTAGGAATTGGAGCGGGTGAGGGACTTTATAACATTCGTCCAGAAGATATCAAAGCTGCTGAAGCAGAACGTGCTAAACTTATTACTAAAGATGAACTTTCTAGACAACTTGCATTACAACAACTTGCTGGTACAGATATTTCAAGAGAATTACAAAAAGATTTAACATATAGCGATTTATCAAAAGCCGGAACTCAGGATTTATCATCTTCCTTAGATGTCGAGTCTTTTAGAAGGTTGTTAAATGAATCTCAGCAAGGATTTAAAACTGCAGCCGAGGGAGCTACATTAACAGGAACGGGAGAAAAGAAAGTATCTCGTGGTAATGTATATGGTAAAAAAACAAAAACATACGGTGCATCTGTTGAAGGGAATGTATCTGACATGCTTCGTCAAGCTGGGTACGATGTTGGTGCAGAAGGTACAGAAGGGATAAAATCTCTACTGTCAGATAAAGACTTGCTTAATAAATATTTAGGTGCTACATCAACTAGTAGAGATATACAAGAAGGAATTGGCGGATCGGCACTAGAAGGTGTTGGTGCAGGAGCTAGTACAGGGGCTAGTATTGGTGCTATGACTGGAACTGGTCCTATTGGTGCTGGTATAGGAGCTGCAATAGGAGGAGCTGTTGGGGGATTCGCAGGGGCTAATACTTTAGACACAACTCAATTGTATACTGATCTTGCAAAAGAACTAGAAGAAAAATTAGGAATTAAAGGATTAGGAACTATTGCAACAGGAGTTCAAGATGCTCGCTCAAAAGTTGGAGGAGCTATCTCTAATGTTGGCGGAAGCTCTAGCGGAGCTATAGGCAGTGCTTTACGAGGAATCGGAGGAGCTATAGGCGGTATTAATACTGGAGAGATGAAAGCTTATGGTTCTGCAATAGCAAAAGATTTAGCAATTCAAGATTTACAAAATAAATATGCTCAATTTCTACAAGGTCAAGGATTTGAAAATAGAGCTAATATTGTTGATACAGAAGCAACAAGAGCAAGAACTGCAGCTTTAACGGATTTATTGCGTAGGCAAAGTTAATGGCTAGTCTATACGCAGAGTTTGTTAAAGAAACGGTTAACTGGGAAACCTTAGAGGATGAAGATAGCTTTGTAACTTATGAGCTACAGGAAATTGGTCCAGTTAAATGTATAAAAATTATAGAAATGTACGTAACTCCTCTAGCAAGGGGTAGAGATAAGTGGAAAGAATTAGCAACTAAAGTAGAAGAAATTGCTAAACAAAAAGAATGTAAAACAATTTCTGCTCAAATAAGTAAAAGCACTTCTGAGTTTACCCAACAAAGAACTGCGCATCTTTGTAGGCTTTTTGGAATGCAACATAATTACGAAGATGTTTATCAGATAATTTATAATAGAGGTGTGAGATATGAGTAAAAATGCTGGAAAAAGTGAAATGAAATCAGCCAACAAGCTTATGCGAGACAACATTGCCCGTCTAGAAGCTATCGGTATTCCAACAATTGAAGCTCAAAAAATTGCATTGGAAGCTCCAGAACTTGTAGGACAATTGGAAGCTGAAGCATTAGGACCATCCAGATTTGAAGAAATTGCAATGGACCCAAGACTTCAAGCTGCACAAATGGCAGCATTAGAAGGAATTACTGGAGTTACAGAAGCTGGTGGACTTGATGCTCAATCTAGATTAAACTTAGAAGAAGGACTTGGTAGAATTGCCGGCTCAGAACAAGCTCGTTTACAGCAACTTAAAGAAGATCCAACTCTTGGTCAAGGACAGAAGTTAGCTCTTCAGGCACAAGCAGTTCAAGGTGCAGGTCAAAGTGGAAGGGATGTTGCTTTACAAACAGCAGCTCAAGCTCAACAAGCAAGAATGGCAGCTTTAGGACAACAATCAAATATGGCTTCTGGAATGCAACAACAACAACTCGGACTTGCTGGACAGAAAGCTACCAGAGCTGATGAAATTAATTTAGAAAATAAAAGAGCAAGAGAAGCTATTAATTTATTTAATATACAACAAAAACAAAATATCGCAAATATGGGAACTGCTACAAGAAATCAAATGGAAATAGCAAATAAAGGTTTAATTCCTGAACAGTTTCGAATGGAAATGGCAAAAGCTACTGGAGTCTCTGGGGCACAAACTTCAATGGCGGATAATTTGCAAAAACAGGCGGCAGCGGCTCAACAAGCTAAGCAAGCTCAAACTGGAGCTATGTTAAACTTAGCAGGTACAGTAGGTGCTGCTGGTATGGGAGCTTATGGTAAAAGTGCAGCCGCAGGAGCTGGAACTCAAACAGCAATGAGTGGTTATGGTGGAGATACTGCAGCTAATCCTTATGATGATTTTTACATGAATAAATTGAAATAGGAATAAATAATATGGCTAAAAACATTTTTTTAGATCAGCTAAATAATAATGAGCTAATGAGTGCTTTTGGAGCACAAGAAGATAATGCTCCATTAACTCCAGAAGAACTTGCTCAGCTATCTATGCAAGCTCCAGAAGTTGTTGTTCCACAAGTTGCTCCAATTGTAGCTCCAAAAATAGATACACAAAAAAGTACTAAATCCTCAACTGCCCCAAAAGCCCCAGCTCCTCCAGCTAAAGATGACACAGATGACACAAAAACTACAATGTCAAAGTCAGAAGCTTTAATTGCTGAGTATCAAAAAATGCTTGGAAAAGATCAGCAAAGCTTGGAAGATGCCAGAAGTCGTGATAGAATGCTAAAAGTTGGCGGAAGTATTGGGGATGCGTTAGCTACGTATCTTAATGCTCAAGGTCAAATGAATGTTAAAGCTCCGGGAGTACAAGTTCAGCAAGGTGCTGGATTGGGTAAAGTTGCTGATATGTTTGCAACAGCTCCAGAGATTCAAAGTGATGTTGCTGCTAGAAGACAAGCATTGATGGATCAATATAAGCAATTAGCTATAGGTGAATCTTCTACAGCTAAAAGAGAATTAGAAAAACAACGCATTCAAGCAATGGAAGAAAAGAACAGACTATATGGAAAGCAAGTTGAAAGGATGGGGGCTGGGAAAGAAGAGTCCAGACAGTTTAGAGAAGATAAATTTGAATATGATAAAGTAAAGAATTTGCAGGAATCTTTTAATAAAGATAAACAAGTTGTAAAAGCAGAAGAAAGAATGGCTTCTGCAAGAACTATGAGAGATTTTCTTTCTGAAAACAACCCAATTGGAGCAGAGGCTGCTAAGCGTTTTGCAGCAAGAGCATCTGGAGAAGTTGGAACATTAACAGACCAAGATGTTAGCGTATTTGGTGGAAGTAGAGCAGTTTTAGATAGATTACAACAAGCTGCACAAGAGCTTGCTACTGGTACATTAACTGAGAATAATAAAAAATTTATGAATCAACTTGCCAATACTTTTGAAAAAGCAGGACAAAGAGATTTACAAGATAGATTAAACGTATATGCAAAACAAGGTACTAAGCGTACTAAAATGTCAGAAGGCGAGGTTAAAGAAACTATTCGTCCAGATTTAGTTTTGCAACAACAAGAACAACCAACTACAACTAAATCTCAAACACTTCTTAGAAAAGATAAAAAGAGTGGAAGAACTGTAGAATATGATACAACTACTTTAAAACCAATAAGATTCGTGGATTAATTATGGCAAATGAAAAACTTCCAGCTTTTGAAGATACTGAGGAATTACCAAGTTTTGATCAAACAGAATCATTACCTGCTTTTGAAGATACAGAAGATGTAAATGAAACAGTAGTTACAAAACAGGAACCTATATCTGAACAACCTAAAATAAAAACCGCAGCAATAACAGGTGGTTTAGCAACAGAAGCTTTGCGTAGAGGAGTTTCTGGAGCAGGACAATACGCTTTAGAAAAAGTTGGAGTGTTAACTCCTCAACAAATGAAAACTATATCTGAAGCCCCGGAAGATTACAAAAAAGCTAGGTCATTCTCAGATCTTTTAGATAAATTTCAAGAACTAACACAACAAACAAGACAAGCTGGCTTTGAAGCTAGAAAGCGTGGAGTTGAAAGTCTTAAAGGTTTAGCTCCTATTAGCGGTCAAGAAATTATACCAGAACTGGGGGATATTACCAAAGGTCCAGTAATGGAACTTGCTCCAGAAGAAATGCCACAAGCTAAAAAAGTTCCTTCTAAAAAAGCTTCAGAATTACAAAGTTTATTAGATGAACAAGAAATACTAAAAAATAAATTATTAAAAATTCAAGAATCTGGCATTGAATCAATAGAAAGAAATAAAGAAATTAATACATTATCTCAAGAATTGAAAAATGTTAATTCAAAACTTTCAGAAACTATTCCAGAATTAGCAAAAAGTCCTACCGAATCTATTCCTCCAACTTTAAAGGATTTTGAAAAATCTACTAATATTCCGGGAGAGCTTTTACAGGCTCGTCCAGAACTAGCTAATAAAAAAATACAAAAAGAATTAGGAGAAGCTTTAAGAAAAGAAATAGACTTTTTAAAAACAGGCTCCATATCACCTGAGAATTTAGCAAGTTATGTTAGAGGTTTACAAGACCAACTAAGTTACCTAGCTGCTCCAAGTGAAGCTGAAAAATTTAAACAAGAAATTGCTAGAAACGTTTCTAACTATTTAAAAGATTTAGAAGGGGCTGAGGGATATAAAAAAGGACAGGCTCAATCTCAAAAAGCTATACAGCTTGAAAAAGGAATGAGGGAGTTCGGATTAGGCTTAGATACTGAAGGTAATATTAAAATTACAAATGATAAAAAAATAGAAAACCTATATAAAACAGGAAATGATAAAGAGATTAATAGGTTAAATAAATATATTAATCAAGCTCAAGAATTACAAGTAGAGCTTAATGTTCCGCTTCAGAGCGACATGCTTCCAGTAAATATGGATAGATTTCAAACAGAGTTTCCGTTATCGGGAATTAAAAAAACAGTAAAAGAGGCAAAAGATTTACCGGGAGTAACTAGATTAAAAACATTAGCTGCACTTGGCGCAGGATCTGCTGTTGGTGGAGTAGGGGGAGCATTGGGAGCATTGTCTACAGTGCCACTAATACCAACCGGAACCAAAATACAAGAAGCAGCTTCTTTAGCTAAAGGCTCAGGACTTTATAAAACAGCCGCAAAAGCATCAAAAATTCTAGGACCGCTAGGTGCTTTAGTTGCTGGGGGCATGGCTTACAAAGGAGCCGAAGAAGCTGGATTAGAAGGTGTAGAAAAATTAGGCGTTACTGCAGGTGAAGTTATCAATCCAATCCCATTTACAGATGTTACAGGAGCTTATGTAGCCGGTAAAAAAGAGCTAGAAAAAGGTGTTGTTCCAGCAACTAAAGCAGCTGGAGAAGCCTTTATTAAACCAGCAAAAGAATTTTATGAGCAGCCAACTGAGGTAGACTTTAGCTCAGAAGCTTTGAGGCGTTTAGAAAGAGGACAAGCAGGTTCTCAATATAATGTTTATAAAAAAACTTTAAAAGCCGACAATCCTTCTGAAATAGCTTCTGTTCTTCAATCTATGCAAGCTTCTCCAGACAAAGCTTCCCAAGAATATAGCCGTGTTCTAAGCCAAATTGTAGATGCTCCAGCTTCTCAGAAAGAAGCTATCCTTTTTGGACTAAACCAGCAACCAGCTTTTCGAGAATTATTGCGTAAGCTTAAAGATAAGAAAGAAACAGAAGAAGAAGTACCGTTAATGCTAAAAGGTCCAGCTTAAAAAAAGGGAATGTCATGAAAGAGCAGCTTACAAAGATTGAAGAGAAGTTAGACAAAGTTGATGAAAAACTCTCCAGTATTGACGTCACCCTTGCTAGACAGGCAAAAGACTTAGAACATCACATTTACCGTACATCCTTGGCAGAAGAAAATATTGAACTTATTCGCCAAGAAATGGTTCCAGTTAAAAAGCATATCGCTTTAATGGATGCAAGTCTTAAAGTTATTGGAGCTTTATCTTCAGCTGCTATGTTCATTTTTGGCGTAGCTAAGATGTTTTTCTAGAAGCTGAAACTTACTGCGTGTGAAACTATTCCAAAAGAAATGATGTTATCCAAACTTATGCTTTTAGTAAGCTTAACTTTGTAATTTATTCCAATCATTGGAGTTAGTCCTACTATATTAGACGGTTTAATTCCTAACTTATTAAATTCCCTAAAGTTTGTATTGTAAGCTCCGGCAATAAAATCTACGTTATCGCTAAGCTTAAAACTAGAAACTGGACCTACAATTGTACCACAAGCTGAGTCTGTGCCTAAAATAAATCCAGCTTTTAGATCTTCTATACCCTTCATTACAACAGCATATGGATTTACAATTGATCCAAAGTTATTAACTCTATTGCAATATGGAAGGCTACTTCCTAGAAAGTGATGAGTCAATCCGCCTAGTAAAATCGTAGTTAGCATCACTTTCCTCCTCAAGCCCACTATAAAGCTTGTGACATGCTAAAAACCCTAACATAAAAGCTAAAAATAAGCAACAAATTAAAGTTCCCCAAGTAAAGTCTTTCATGAACCCACAATCCAATGTTTTGAATTTGCTTTATACTGCGGAAGTTCTTTATCTTCATACAAAGCTTTATCCAAGAAAGTAATTCTATATTGCGGATACAGCATAAAATAGCCATCCAAAGTCTGAACAGCATGAAGCATTTTCCAGTGAGTGGGATGCCTAGAATAGCCTCCCCCAACAAAATCAACTGTGAAAAGATAAGTACCTAATTTTGCTCCAATTATACTGGGACGAACTTCGCATTCAGCATATCGTAAACTTTCCATACAGAACACTTCTACGTCATCGCTAATACAGTCCCACATCTGAGCATCAGGAAGCTCTAATTTGCCATTACTTAGGTCTTCTCTAAAGGTAATAGCATGGGCAGGAAGTCCAGTGAAAAGAGCACCTGTGTCCAAAATGACGTTAAATTGAAGGGCTTGATTCTGTCTTGCTCGGACAGACACTAAATGTCCACCAGTTTTGCCTTCTTTATTAGAGTCGCAGTCAAAAAGGAAATAGTCCCAGACATAAACCCGAATAGGGGGTAGATTAGCGTTATTCACTCTCAGGCTCCCAAGCATTATCCGATATGCCTAATTTAATAAGTTCACACCTTGGAGGCAACATTCCCGCTTCTTCTATTGCAAGCAAGACTTCTTCCAGCATATCTTCGCTAAAATAGTAATCTTGGTAGAGATTAGAGTTGATAGCATTATTAAGAATGTCAATCATCTCACTTCTTTTCATTTGTTAAATCTATGATTGTGCTTGTTTCTGCAATATTCTGAGCAATAAATAACAGCTGTGCCACTTTTACTCTCATAAACGAAATGCTCTGTTCCAATGTAACTAGCACAGTCAAATATTTGTTTCGTTGCAGAATTATTTACTATAGCTAATTCCGGAGCTTTAATACTCTTACAACATTTAGCACAGGATACTTTTCCAGATAATCTTAAGACTGTACTTTGATTTGCAATTTTTCCATCAATGCTATAGCTCATAATCTTCCTTTTAGTAAACCCATTTAGATTTTCCTGTCATTACAACACTAGCGTCAAGTATAAATTGTTTTGGCTTGTTAGTCAAACTAGGGGCTTCAAATTGAGCATTTAATAAAGCTTCGTCAAGAACGCTGTGTAATCCTCTAGCTCCAAGACCTTTTTCAATGGCTTTTTGTGCAATGATATTAAGAGCACTGTCATCGACCACAAGCTCAATTTTTTCACTTGAAAACCACTCACGAAATGAATTTAGAATCGAACCTTTAGAGTCTTTAAGGATTTTTTTATAATCATCAAACTTAAGCTCTTGAAGTTGGGTAATTACAGAAAATCTTCCTAAAAACTCTGGGATCATTCCAAAATCAATTAGATGCGGTATTGAAGTTGATTCAAGACCAACAAAAGCTCCAGAACATATAAACATAATATCTTTAGTATTCATCTTTTTATCATATTCTCCATTTTGAGAATATTTAGAAATATAAGGTACATCACTCCCTTCCAAAAGTTTTAGTAGTGATTGTTGAACTCCAAGACCGTTAACATCTGGACCAGAACCAGCGGAGTCTTTTTTTCTAAGCTTATCAATTTCATCAATGTATATAATAGCTTTACTAGCTTTCTTTTCATCATCCTCACAAACACCAATGATGTCTGTGATTAACTCCTCGACGCTCCTACCTTGATATCCAGATGAGGTAAATTGAGTAGCGTCGCTTGTAAGAAAGTTAACTCCTAGAATTTTAGCTAGAATAGAAACCATGTATGTTTTTCCGCATCCAGTCGGTCCCATTAAAAGTACATTACTTTTTTTAATGTTACTTCCAGCCATTCTCTTAAAGTGATTATAAGCCGCAACTGACATAGAACGCTTGGTTTTTTCATGTCCAATAACGTATTCGTCTAGTTCCAACTTTATTTGTTCAGGAGTTTTCATACTTTATTTGGTAAAATTTTGTTATTGTCTTTGTCAAAAAACTCAAGAAGTATAGAACCATCATCTCGCAACTCCATAGAGTATTGGTCGATTAATGATGGATCTTCAAACAAATCTTCCAAGTCTTTCATATCAAAATAGTGTTCTTGTGTTTCTTCGTCTTTTTTAATAACTACAGTTTTAGACATTATTCCTCGCTTTCCGTAATTAGGTCTTCAATAATTGTATCTACAAAATCATCTACATTAGATATATACTGGATATCCTCAAAAGATTCCAACTGCAATCCTTTAGAAGCATTGTTCTGTATATCAAACCTACGCTTATAATCATCTGAGTTTATGTCTCGTTGTTGCCAAAAGTCACAAGCCATATTTCCAAGACGCTTACTCTTCTCATTAAAGGAGTTTACTGCTCGTTCAACTTCTTCTGGGTAAAAACCGTTATCTTCAAAAAATTTCACATTGTCTGGTTTTTTAGAAAGTTTCTTAGCTATTTTAAAAAGCTTAGTAGATTCTTTATCCGTTACAAAAGTGCCATGAACAAATTCTTTATAGTAGTCATCCAAGAACTGTCTTTCTTCTATGTTTAGAGGGCGAATTACTTGCTCTCCATTAACATTGACAATTCCGTGAATATAAGTAGATTCTATAAAATCTTGTCTATGCACTCTAGCTCCATTTTTTCTAAGGTGTTGGAACTTTTTTCTGTGTTTTTTTATTTTGCCAGTATTGTTTATCATATTGTTTTGCAGCAGTTAGCAGCTCCTCATTAACATCAAATAATTCTTCTTTTAACATATAGAAACGCTGGTTATTTTTTCGATAATCTGGAAAGTGCTTACTAAAAGTCTGGAAGAAAGTTATTTTCTTAGCCTTTCTTTTTGGTTGGTCAGCTCTCCAGATTGATCTATAAATATAAAAAATTAAGTAATTGGGAACTGATTGTGTACCTGACTCTACTCCAAATTCTTTAATAAACTCAAGTACATCCTTATTATCTTCTCTAGCCTTCTTTGCATTCTTAGGCTTTTGTTCAATAAGTTTCAACAGTTCTTCAATAGACTTTCCCATATATTCCTTAAAAAGTCAAATTAATATTCTTCTTCTTTAATTCAATGACTCTTTTTACTTTTTTCATATCTTCAGATTTTACTTCTTTTCCAAAAGAAAAACTAATAGGAGATGAAATCAAAGGACATTTAGAAAATACAATTGTTACTTTACCAAAGATGGTAAACATTTCTTCAGTATAGGTTCCATCAGTTAAAGATTTTTCACACTGAATACTTACTAGCTTATCAGCATGTTTTGAAGCAACAGCCTCTTCCCCAGAAACCCACAATTCATTAACGATAGCATCGTCATAAGCTTTCTTACTCATACCAACTCTAGCAGCAGCTCTGGTAGACATTCCATTTAGAATGGACTGGATATGGTTTAGTCGAGAATTAAGCTCTCCCGGCACTTGCCCAGATAAACCTCCAACCGCACCTCTATGACTCATAAGAGTTCCAGATGATGTAATGTATCGAGTTCCGAGTTCCTGTACCATTTGGTATCCCATAGAAGCAGCAAAGATTGTAATGGTGTGTACGGGAACTTTTAAACTCTTAACAGCATCAATAAAGGCTAATCCTGCACTTACCGATCCGCCCGGAGTATCAAGTACTAAATATAGAGGAATTCCCTTTTTAGCTTTTTTAATAATCTCAAGAGTTTTCTTAGAAGTATACTCATCGCTAACTTGTCGATTGAATGAAACAAAATTATCTTCCGTTAGCGTAATATCGTCATTTTTAGCTATAGCTGTAGAACAAATACATAATAGAATTAGTAAAACCTTATTCATGAAAACTCCAATAAAAATAAACAAACGCTATTGTTTGTAATAATACTATACCAAACTCCGTAAGAAAAAACAATAATTATTTCTTACAGTCTCCAATTAATACTACTCCAGTGGCAAATCCACCTCTTTCCAAGAACTTAGCTTCTCTTTGGAAAGGAGCTTAAGTACATTTCATATTTCTTTTTTAAAGAACTTTGAGCTTTATTTTTAGGATTGAATGATTTAACGAAGTTTAATTGAGACTCCACTGAATCTTCAATCGTATTATATCTCCCTAATACTTTCTTTCCAAAACTAGCTACATACTTACCACGCTGGATATCTATACCCAAAGTATCTTTATTTTTTACAGGTAGGGACTTTCCATATTTACTTGTTTCAAATGTCCATTCTCTACAATGAGTCATTCCATATCGACGTTTACATACTTTTAAAATTGCAGAATATGATAAATTTAAAACCCGAGAGCATTCTAAAATAGAATCAAACTCTCTGACTTCTAACGTTCTAATATGAGTAGCCTTAACTTTTATTTTTAGTTTTGATTTGCTTTTTCTTCCTTTAAGTTTACTTATCCATTTATCTTTAGATTCTTGTGAAATATTTTTAGGAACTCTACCACCGACTGACATATTATAATAGTCAATATTATTTACTTTATCAACCCCAACTAGCTCCTGCTCTTTCTTATAAGCTTCTTCCTCTGTTTTAAATGTAAATAAAACCTCTCTAGAAAAACTATCTTTACCATACTTTTTAATAGCCTCTTTTAAAGCATAACCGCTTCCAATATATCCATCCGTTAAACTAAAACATCCATGAACTCCAATGTATTTCTTATTATTAATAATATTTGTAGTGCAGTATACTATATAAATCTTATCTTTTTGTACCATTCTTCCTCGCTAAAGCTCTCTCTGTTCTTTCTTTTTTTGTCTTTTCTAGGTGACATTTAGAACAAATCGATTGCAAATTATCTTCTTCACAAAACATCCTAGATATTATAGAGTTCCAATCTTTTTCTTTTCCAGATTCTTGAATCTCTATGATTGGAATTCGATGGTCTACGTCCATACGTCCAGCAATGACACTAGGATGGTCGATTTGAATTACTTCAATAGCTCTTTTGCCAGTATAAACCAATTGCTCACACAAAGGACATTTATGAAGCTCTGGACCTACTTTAGTCTTTCGTTTCGCTTTTAATATTGGTGGCCATTGTTTTGTTAACTTTCTTAGAGCTGACATTATCTTGGCTTCGAATCGCTTGTCCATTATCACTCACTTCTTTTTGTTCTGTTTTTGCTTCATGCCTTACAATCTTGTCTTTTATAATAGTAAGCCCTAAATCCTGAAGTTTATTAAACTCACTAACCTGAGGTAGTCCTTTATTATATAAATCACTTCTAAACCATAAACCCATTGGAATCAGATACATCCCGCCTTCTTCAGCTTCAACTAAAGTACCAGCATTTCCAGATAGTAGGGTTGCTTTTTTAGGAGTTATCCAGTCAGAATTGGAGGCGTTTAAAGAATCGCTGTTAATTATCTGCTCTACAGAAACTCGAATACCTTTATCTTTTGTCATAATACCTCTTTATTTTTTTTTAGTAACTGCCCTGTATCCACAACCAACCGAACATAATTCTAAATACCCCATTGGAAGTTCAGAAGATTTAATCTTAGCTCCACATTTAGGACATTCTTTTTCAACAGGCTTAGCCTTTTCAATAGGCTTGTCCTTCTTTTCTACTTTAACAGTCTTTTCTTTTTCACGCAACAACTTTTTTAATTTAGCATTCTGCTCTTTTAAGTCCTTGATTTGACGTTCAAGTTCATATTCTAATTCCAGATTAGCTTTGCGTCTTCCCATGATTCTCCTTTATGGAATATCCAGTTTCATTGACACGATGCTCTTCGAACCTAACTTTACCCTGTTGGACTAAATTACGTATGTTCCTTTGTTTTTCACTAAGATGGCTAGTCCCAATCTTTATTTCCAAAAATACAATTTCATCTTCAGCAAACACAATGTAGTCTATGGGTCTAAATACTGGAACAAGATCTTTAACATTATACTTGAAATCGCTGTGAAAAGGCAAGACACATTCTGAGATTAAGCCAAGCCTAACGCTTTTACTTTGCTGTTGAGACTTAAGCTCTTGAAGTTCTTTTTCAACTAGCAATAGCTGAGCCTCAGTTTTATTTAACTGGAAGGTCTTATTGTCAACGACTTCCCTAAAGTGCGATATAGGTACAATTGCTCCAACATCCGGCACAAGCTTTTTATACGATTCTACCTGATTCTTATACCCAATGATAAGTTCTTTATGCTTTACTAATTGGCTTATGTATAAATAAGCTAGATAGATAATACACAAAGTAAGAATAGTGATAAACATTAATTGTCATCTTCTGTATAACTAATTATAGTTTCATATATATCCATAAAATGGTGCATTCTAAAAATATAATCTACAACACATGGTCCAAACTGAGGACTGGCATCATCACAATATCTAGTAATTACATAGCCATGCCCATCAGATACAGCTTCGAACATTCTCCCAGTTTTATTAGAATAGTAAATACCTTCAATTTCGCTTCTCTTTAACATCGTACACCTTCCCGTCAATATAAACAATTTTTGTTCTTAAACTAGCTTTGGATACAAATTCTGTAACCATGACATAGCCAGTTATAGATAATGTTATTACAAAACTAATATAAAAGCCAATTAAAAAGCTAGTGGTACATTTAATTAATGTCATTTCTTTAACTCTTCAATAATCTTGTCAATATAAACTTTAGCTTTTTGTAAGTCATGAATTCCATTCTTTTCTTTATAACGCCAAAGGTATTTAAGAACTGAGCCTTCCAAGAAATTCATCTCTTGGTCAAGAACTACGTCCCAGCACTCAAGCTTACCCTTCTTATTATATCTGGCAGGTTTCTTAATTTCTTCTTGTGTGGTAATAGAAGTATCCTCTACTGAAAGAATCTTAGTGATATTATAATGAGGAACTGACAGAGTGTGTCCTCCAGATCTATCAGTACAATAAATAGAAACAGAAATGCTACTTAGTGTAGGAGTTACACTTTTGATAACCCCAGTTTTTACTCCAGTTGGATAATCAAACTGAACTCTATCTCCTATATCTACTGAACCAAAAATAGTTTCAATCATAGTTTAACCTTGTCTGCTAAAGTATTTAATTCTTTAATAACTGCTTTCTCATCCATACTAAACCAATCTCCAACTTCTTCAATAGAACTCTCACAAAGATACAATATACCTACACTTTCTGTCAATTCAAATCTATCAAAAGGTATAACTGCTAAAGCAAGTCTAATCTCAGATTTAGTTGGGTACTTATAAATAAGTCTATGTATTTTAAATACAAGTTTTGCTATTAATTTCATTTTCTATTCAATACTACAAGTTTGTTGTGAATAAAGTCAGCTTCATGAACTATTAGAGGTCCAAATTCCCCAACAATTTCAGCACTTAAATCTTCCATGTCATCCTTTGTAAAATCTGGAGAAGAGTTAGTATTGCTCTCAGCTATGTAAATATGGAACAATTCATGACGCACACAGTTAGTGTCAAACTCAGCGGCATTAAAGTAAACTTCACGTTCTTTAATATAAGTAATAGCATCAGAGTCAGAACCATGCTTGCGCTTATAAACGGTAGCAGACTCCAAGTAGAAGTGCCATTCGGCTCCTTTTATAATTCTTGTCACGAACTTTTTACCAGCCATATTAGCCTCTGTTTTTATAAGCTCTTAAAGCACTCGTTACTACTTCTGATTTATCAAACTCAGACAATACTAAAAAGAGTTCTTCTGTGGCTTCTACATCAGCCATATTGTAAAGCCTCATCTCTTTCCAAGCTTGTAAGTTCCCTTTCTCACATTCATCCCACAAAGAAAACCCCGGAAATTTACTATGTGCTAATTTCTTGATTTTGCAAAACTTTTTAGACATGTACTCCAACTTATTAGAAACAAACTTAAAATGTTTCTTTGCCATTAGCATCGTATCTATCTTTTTATACTCACTAGGAGATCCAAGCTTATATTCTAAAAACTTAGCATTTAGTTTTTTAATATCAAAGCTATTACTGTTTTGACCGATAATAATATCAGCTTCATCCATTAGCTTCCACATAGGCTTAAGTAATTCTTTTTCTTTTTTCTTATTACCTTTGACATCTTTATACATAACTTCTTTAGAATCAAGCCATTTAGCACTCCACGAGAATATACCACCTTCATCTACAATTTGGTTTAAAGCGATGTTTTGATCGAACAAGCCCCAAACTTTAGCAAGCATTGGTTTTGTCTCAATGTCAATAATGAGAACTTTAGGAATATACTTTTCTACACTTACCCCATGTATATCAATGCAATGCTTAATTGAATCTTGAGTTCTAATGCTTTCAGGAAATCTATTATTAAACTTATAAGTAATTTCCTTTCTAGAAAATCCTCTCTTATGTTGGGTAATTACAAAATTAATCTGAGGTTTACTCCAATTCTGTTTGCTCATTCTAATTCCTTTAATAAACCAGTCTTCTTTTTGATTTGAGATTCGTGGTAATAATTATCTACGAAGTACATCTTTTTATAACTAACTGGCGTACAATAATAAGTGTACGGTCTATGGTTTTTTGTCACATACATAACTTTAAATTCTATATTTCCTATCATTACAAGTTCACCTGATTCAAATTTTGGTCTCATGAGTTTTTTATAAGTCCAGCTATACGCCTTTCCTAGATACTCAATATGCATTAAAAACATATTAATTGTCAACAAAATTCCAACAACTATCATAGTGACCATTATAGCTTATTCCCAAGAAGTATTAAAGTAGCCGCCAATGTAGTAACTTGAATTACAACTTGTAAAAATTGTAATTTTGCCTGTAACACTTGTAACTTAATTCGTTGGCTGTGGTAGTCTTCAGAATTCATTTTAGCAGTCTCTCATGATAAATAAAGTTTGTCAATACTATGGAAGAAAGAATCTATTACCGCTTTTAGGAGGAACTATCTGGAAGTGAACTCTTTTCTTGTCATCTTTCTCTTCGCACCATAAACCGACACTTTCCAGTATAAGTACATTACTCTTGCACCAAATCATCAGCTCACCATCTTTATCGGAGATATCAATAGCTTCTCCACTTAAATGCTTTGACTTCATTGGAATCTTAGCCTTGTCAGTTATGCCAAGTTCTTTATAAATACGCAAATGATCAGCCATACTTCGATATATGCTGGTAGGAGTCATCGGCTTAGCGTACTGCTTTCTAACTTCATTCATCTTTTTATGCAAAATTCTAAGATTGTCCAAATGTTCTTTGGGGATGTCTGCTTCTTTATAAGTGCCTAGAATTTCTTGCCAGCTAATCATTTATAGCTCCTGAAATCAAAAGCATGTTTTGTTTTGGATACAAGAGATTTAAAGAAGGGTTGTTTATATGTAAGGATAGTTGTAAATCCATTACATGCTTGCCAAAGTCCAGAGCTTAAAAAATCTGCATCTTCACCTAAGCTATTAATATAGGCGTCTTCTTCTTTCTGAGCCAGATAAATGTAAAGTCCGAAGATGTTTGAAAAGCGATAAATAAATGCTTTAAACTTAATCATAATTACCTCAACGGATGTCCTTCTGGAAACTCAGCTTGCATTACTCGTCTTCTCTCTTCTCCACCATACTTAAGCCAAGGAATGCCATTCTTAGGCTTACCAAATTTGGCATCAAGAAAAGCAATAGCTTTATAAAAGAAATAAGATATTCTTCTCGTTTCTCCAAAGCATTCTAACAGAAAAGCTCTATCTTGTAAAGGAACAGAAAAAGCAAAGCGGTAAATCTGGGACAAGTCATTCTTCCAGAAATAATTTCTGTGCTGTCCCTTAAGCTCCAAAACTTGCTTTATAAGCGTTTTCAAGCTAAAGGGTGGGATAGGGTAAGGGCTAAAGTTCCAGCCGTTTAGATGCATTGGGTGAAGGAATCCAAGAGAAGCCATGCCAAGAATTTCGTCACGAGACTGAGGAACCTTGCTATATCCATCTGGATGTCTATTTGTATAAAGCTGACCATTTGGATGTTTTTTCACACAATCTCTAAAGCATTCATTTAGTAGGATAGAGTTAAGACTCCCTTTACTTTTATGGAAGTAGGCGGAGTAAATCCAGCCATTGTTTCCAGCGGGTTCTCCGTTGATGCAAGGCTTGTGATGAAGTCTTCCGAACTTATCAAAATAACTATTCATATTCCCAGTTCCTCTTTCTTTTTATATTTCTTATGAAAAGCAGACTTATTTAAACACTCTCTACATATGTATCTATAGAAAGATGATTTATCTGGATCAAGCCCAGAAGTTCCTTTGTGAAACCTATTCAAGTTTACAATGCAATTACATTTTCCGCAATATTTTTGTTTTCTTTCCCAAGAAAAATACTCAATAGTTATTTCTTCATTTTCTAAATTATTGTTCTTAATAAACTCCAGAAGCTCTGAACCTTTCACTATCCTTCTTCTGAGTTTTTTTCACACTTCTGACAAGCACAGGTATATTCTGTACCCTTACACTCTTCTTTATTACAAACACTTCCAATTGAATCTGACATATAGTTCCTTTAAAAGCCTCGTCGCTTCTTTTCCCAAGCTTCGAAGTCTTCTTTTTTAACATCACAACGTATACAATTATATACTGTAGTTCTTATTAGCACAACAGCTTTCCAATCATGGTGACACATTTGTTTGTCCCAAGGTAGAGCAGATTCGTTCTCTTCCTTCTTCTTGGAATCATAATTAGGATCATCCCACCAACCCATTAAAACTCCAAAGCTAAGCCTAAACCAACTCGTTTTGTGGTATCAGCTGAACCAATTATAGACAAGCTACCTAATACTGGGACAGACACAACTGCGCCATACTCAAGCTTTTCTGAGAACTTATCCAAGTCTTTTAGAGCGAGTATACCAACTGATATGCCTTTAGAAATAACCTTTGTTTTTTCAGAAGTAATAGTTGATGAAGAGTTACTAGTAGAATCTTCGACAACTTCTACTTCAGTCTGGGAACTTCCATCTGGATTCTTGCGTTCTTTAGTCTTTGTGATTTTCTTTGTCTTCTTAGTTTCTTCTTTCTTTTCCACGTACCTAACAACTTCAATAGTTTTAGGCTTTGGTTGTAATACAAATCTACCAACTACTAAAGCAATAACTCCAACAAGTACATAGTTTAAATATTGCTTCATAAAATCATCTTATCAATTATTACACAAGTAGCAAGAACACACGCTACAGTTAACGCAATACCCAAAAATGGGCTAAGTTCATTTTTATGGCAATACTTCCCAATAACTTTACCAATGAAAAAGCTAAGTGCTAGTTTAAGCAAAATAATCATAGTAAACTCTTTAGTTTAGCTTTAAGTCTGTCAAAGAAATTAAGCTTTCTTACATCTTTTAGTTCAAAGTAGTGAGTGTAGAAATACCTTATTCCATCTAAACTATTTTCCCAAAGAACATAAGGTTCGTTTAGATCGTTGAATCTTTTAACAGTACCAATACCATGAATAGCTTTGGATTCACAAAGAGCTGATTCAAAATGCTCATAAATCATCTTTCCATCAATTTGATTCATATCGAATGTGATTTCTATATTGCCGTAGAATTTAAAGCCTTTCTTTGTCATTTTTACTTTATCGCCAATTTTTAAGTTCATTTTTTCTCCAGTATACATTTGGCTAAGGTTTTATAGCCAGCATTAAGTGGGTCTAAACATTTAACATAATACTTTTGACAGCGTAGCTGTGCTTCTTCTGCATAAACTCCAGCTCCACTAAGTTGACACAGTAAAGCGATTGTTTGTAGTATTTCCACGATAGCTCCTATCGGGCAGTTTACACTAAAGCGAAATTATATGTCAAGTTATATTTGTTTTAATAATTCAGGATTTATTTTTATATCAATATAAACAAATTGACCATTCAAATAGCCTTTAGGTTGACAATGACCTTTTGTTATTAAGGGATGTTTTGGTTGTAGTCTTTTTAACCACTTAAGAAAATCCTTACCACTTAGGTTACTTTTAACTCTATTGCATTCCCAACAACAAGGGGCTATATTTCCTGATATATATCCAGAATTATTGTTAAGTCTATCTAAACCTAACTCATTGTTCTGACCGTTTTTTCCGCAAATAAAACATTGAGTATGAAGTGCTATAAAAAATAAATCTTCACTTAATGTAAAAGGTATATTTTTCTTTAAAGCTCTACTTCTATAACTATTCCATTTTTTAATCTTTTCTTTAGACACTAATATCACAAACTCTCCTTGAGTTTAGCATTCTTAGGTTTAGAGTAATCCAAGAACTGTGACATATCAAGAACATTTTCTAAAATTCTTATAGTGGCATAAACTCTGCTTAAATAATGATCCTTGTCATAATTTCCATCAAAGCGTTTTACATTTCTAAGAACTCGGTTTGCTTCCATCTTGGGACGACCATCCTTGTAGAACTGAAGTTCACCTTTTGCTTCAACTTGAACCTCTCCATCAACTGCGTTATAAACCCAAACTTTATCACCTTCTCTAGCATCCGAGTCTAAAGCTTCTAAAACCTTAGTTTCATTTTTCCTAGTTCCAGTTAACAGCTTTTTAGTCACAGACTTTTTTACAGCCCAACGAGAAATATTTGAAATGGCTAAGGTTTCTTTGCAATACCTATTATAAACCTCCAGCTCCTTTCCTTCATTAAAAACCAAGCTCTTAAGAAGTTCTTGGAGCATAGATAACAATGCCGGTTCTTTCTTACTATCAACAAAGCTTGAACCTTTAGTTTTAAACTTCTTTTCACCCTTGGGAAGTAAAACATAGTTCTTAGCCTTGGAAACAATCACTCGGTCATATTCACCATCGTCTTCCCAATCGCAATACATTATTCCTTTAAGTTGCTCTTCAATACTTCGCTTCTCTTCCTCAGAAAAGCTGCTGTGGTCATTTTTAGCGAAAGAGAGTGAGTCGGTATCGAGGTTAACAAGGATGTAATTATTTCTAGGCATATTATCAAAGCTAACTTTAGTTTGTATATCAATGTGAGAAAAGTCTTCATAATCTTGTTCTTCCTTATATTCTTTCCACCAGTGAGTAATATCATAACCTGTTGCCCAGATTACAGCCTTGCTAAGTCCAGCTCTGCAACATCGGGTAATTTCTGCTGCGTGTTCAAAAGAGTTAAAGTTCAAGCCGGGAGTCCCTAAAACTCCATAACTTGAGTTAATGAAGATTTTACCAGCAGCCTGTAAATCATCATAATACTTATCTCCAGTTTCTTTAAATAGCTTCTTATTATTTAGTCGAGCTTCGGTAAAGTATTTTACAGTCTTAACAAATATATTGTCAGGATCTTTTTCTGAATTGTGAATATTAAACTTAGGATAGTGCTAGGATAGTAACTGGCAGCATCATACTTTAGAACATTGGAATAGATTCCCGGAATTCCATAACTCATACCACCAGCTACTCTTTGCGGTTCAGAAGCTTTAGGAATAGAATATCCACGCTGGAGATATCCCCGCACAAGAACTGAATTTACCCATTTACCAGTAGCTCCTTGTAGCATTTCTTCAAATGGCATAGCTGTTGATACAGCTGTATAAAAATAGGAAGTAATCATTCGGAAGTATAAATTAATTGTATCCTCTGAGTCATCGATACCATACTGGATAATTTTCTCACGCTCTTCTGGAATTCCCCAGTTTTTATGAATTTGAGAAGCATCATAGAATTGTCTATCAGGCGTAACAAAGCCTTCAGCTTCAGCGATAGGCTTTAACCCCCAACTTGGATATCCCTTACCAACGCCATAGTTTAATGCTACAAATTGACCATCAATAATTTGTCTACCATAGATATGAGCTTTAAAGTAGTCCCAACTTGTATTTCCGTCCACGCGCTTCTGAGAGGCTTTCTTCTTAAATTGGACATTTGAACCATCACGCCCAAGCTTTAGGCTTGTGTCATAAAGTCCTGCAACATGCTCAAGATAGGGTAAGTCATAACCATATCCGTTCCAGAAGTTAATAATATCTGGATCAATTTCTCTTAGCCATTCAGTCCAAGCATCAATAAGTTCGCCACAATCTTTGTAATGGTCGAGTCTGAAGTGCTTTTTAATATGCAGGTCTTTTTTGCGATAGCTATTTGTAATAAGATAAACTTGGCTACCGGAATGCTTTGTTAATCCATCAGACTCAATATCAAAAGCCAGTACACCTAAATCCTGTGGCTGAAGTCCCTTATAAAGCGTTATTCCTTCGTGAAGCATAAATTGCTCACGAGCATTCCATACACCATAGACATCTTTTCTCATACCCATAAACATTTGCATATATTTGCAGAATTGCTCATAAGATGAGAAATACCTAATGTACTTGTAATGGAGATTACCTTCCAGTCTTTTAAAATTAAGGTCGATCTTTGTTGATGATAAAAGCCAAAACTTAGCTGGACGTACCTCTACAGAACCATCCAGTTTGAATAGAATGGCATTATTATCTTGCAATTCAATAGCCACAATTTCTAAAGTTTTATCTTTACCAAAAATGATATCATCTTGATACTGTAATTCTTTTAGAAAAGGCTTATAAGTTTCTGCGAATGTAAACTCGTAATCTTTTGTTTCAATTTTATCAGGCTTGAGTTGAAAAGGTTCCTTGTCCTCTAATATAAGAGAACGTAATTCGGAATAAGCAATGCTATCAGAAATATGATAAGAATCTTTCAAAATAACTCCTCCATTAAAGAACTGTAAGGAATTCCTTCCACCCAGAAAGTAGTACCTTTTACTAATATCTGATACGGATACGTTTGAAATTGGAAGCTTATAAAATCTACAAAATCTAATTGAATAATTTTATGTTTAGTTCCAATTATTGATTTAGCTTTTATTGCTGTAGCAATACACAATACTTTTGTAACTATAATATCATCGCCAACTTTTAAATTTCCCATGCAAGTTCTCCGTTAGCTAGTATATAAAGAGCTTCTGCTACCATACGCTCTTGTTTACTAATGCTACCGGTTTTAAAGTAATTGGCAAGTACGTTATCCATAAGTTCACTTTCATATTGACCGCTTAATATAAAATTACACTCTTCTAGTAATATATCATCGCTAAGTCCTTCAAGATCCATTTTCATAGTTAGGTTTTCAAATGATATATCATTATAGTCAATTAGCGAGTCTTTCAAAGTAACTCCTTTTCTAAGGATGATAGTGGAACTTCATAGGAATAGAACTCACTACCAAGATAAATAAGACCTTGAGCATTATCTTTAATCCACTTAATATACACACATCCGTGTATGCTGTCAATATTAGTTACATAAAAGGTATGTAAACCACAACGGTACTTGGAGCCAACCTTAAAATCATCCACCTTACATCTTTTCTCTAGCTTTTTTTCCATCTCGTATAGCCCTGTTAATTTGGTATAGGTCGCGCTTATCCAAAGGTTCTGGAGAAATCTTATCAATGACTTCCTCAATTATTGTATCATCAACCCCAGATAAGGCAAGAGAGAAGGTGCAACTATTTAGCGCATTGATCCAGAGTCCCGGCAATCCTGTCCCTGCATTAGTTAGAAAGAACTCCACAGACTCAGAAATGGTTTCTCGTTCTTTGCCATACAAAAGCTTAACAATCTCTGAAAGCTCTTCTGGGACAATTACCTGAGCTTCTGCGTGGCTTAGGGAACTTGCTACAGCTTGTGGAGCTTTCTTTGGCATAAGGAATTCTCCATCTTGCCAAAAGCCAGCTTCCATCTTGGAAGGAGCGTACCAACGAGCATAGTCAGAGCATTGTGCGTCAAGTTCTGGTAATTGTTCTTGTAACCAATCCCACGTAGCATCAAAGTCATCTTTGTTAAGAATAGTCTTAGCCAGTGGAAATATTAGTCGGAACTTATGAAACTCTGGGGTAAAGCTCGGACTTGGAAGGCATAAGCAAGCCACTCCAAGTCTTTGCACACGCTTCTCAGCTTCTTCTATAGTTAACCCAGAATCAACGTCTAAGCTCATAAAGTCAGTAGAAATAAAATTATCATTATGTCTAAAGCTTGAGAAAATACTCGGACTCCATCCATAAGATGTTACAGCCTTAATCAAATCCTCATCAGTAGTAATCTCAATTACTTGTGGAAGGTTAGGATTAGACGCAAGTTTAGACTGGGCAATCTTATCATCTTTATTCTTTGGTAGGTAGTTTACCTTAGAAAAAATACTAAGCTTCATTATAAATCCCCCGAATCTCCACTAAACTTCTCTGTAATTATAACAACCTTTCCATTTGGACTCACAACTTCTTTCACCAAGTCATAAGTAAAGCTCTTGTGTTTTTCTTCCGCAGATTTCATTTCTAAAAGCTCATTATAATATAGCTTAAAAGTAGAATACTCTGGAGTAGACATCTTCTTGAAACTTCGAGTGTCAATGTCATAAGCCAGAAGCTTGTTTTGACCACGCTTAACTTTATCAGCTTTATCAGCCTCTCGAATCTTGCAATAGCCCCAACCCATTATTGACATCTTGGCATCTTCCTCTAGCCTTAAAATAGGACGGTGAATTTGCATAATGTCACTACAAATATATTTGAATTGTGAACATCCAAGTACTGCATCCGAATCCAGAGGAACTTCGCCCTTCTGTCCTGCGCCTTTATTAACTTGTGCCATGGCAATTCCAAAAGCATTCATCTCCACTGCCATTTCTTTTAACGTAATCATAATCGAGTTTAGAGTAGAAGGGTCATTCTCTCCTAAGCAGTGAATATGGTCAATGGCAAACGAAACAACATCTCCAATGACTTCACGATACTTAACAAGCTCTTTCTTAATCCAGCCCATAGAAACTTCTCGACTTTTACCATTTTCGTCGTAGCGAGAAATTACATATAGTCTTTCCGAAACTTCAGGACAATCTTCTGTTAGCTTGTACCAACGCTGGGAAATTTTCTCGTCAGTCATTTCAAGAGAAACATATACCGCACAAGAATTAGGATTGTTCAAAAGAATCTCTTTAAAAAAACAAAGCACTACTTCTGATTTTCCTACTCCAGAATCTCCGATAACTCCAAGCATTTCCTGCCTGCTCCATTGATTTTTTAAGCAGTCAAACTCTACAGGACCGTTTACAAAAAGCTTTGTATTAAGTCCCCCAGTTACCTTACCGGAACGACGAAGGTCTGCCATTGAACGCACACCCATCTGTTGCTTTCTTTTATCATTGAAGTTAGTCATTTGTATTTTTTCCTTCGTTTCAATCATAATTCTCCTAAATTAATTCTTCCATTAGTGGTGAATGCGGAGCAAGTTTAAGTTGTATAAATTCTACATAATACCTACACCTTACAATCTTATCCTTATCTCCAACATACTCATACTTTATTTCTTTCTCGGTTATTTCTAAAATATCCAACATGTCAAAATCAGAATGAACCCAGAACGCAGTTTTTTCTAAAATAATATATCTTCCCGGCTTCATTCTTCTACCTCTTCGATTCCATAAAAAAGCTTAACACTTTCAATTCTTCTCGTCAACTCAGAATTATCTGGATCGATTTCTTGACAATAGGTATAAGCTGCAATTACTGGACATAAACTAACAGCACAATATAAAGCTAAAGAATCCATACCATCTTTTATATATCTCTCTTGTACAAACGTTTTATGTGCTTGTCGAAAAGGTCCAATTTTAAACTTCATGAAAACTCCAAAGAAGAAAGGGGCTTTTCAGCCCCCTTTTTTTATTTCTCAAGATCAGCAACAATTTCCATCTGGACAAACTCTAGTCGTCCACCCGGACCAAAGTCAGCAACCTTCTTATCAAATTCTTTTTTATCAATAACTCCCTTGTCGAGAAGTCGTGTAAGCTTTGTTTCTGGACGAGAAACATAAAGAACTTTTCCAGACATATTTACACCATTGATAATTACTTCCGTGTTTTTATCAAGTTTAAGTGCATATAGCTTACGACCTTTATCATCGGTCTTGTATTCGCCTTCTAGTCTATTACCTTCCTCATCGAATTGAGATTGGAAAATTAGACTTCCAACTGTAGCATACTTACCCTTCTGTTGTTTCGACATTTGCTGCTCCTTCTGTTAAGCCATTGGCTTCGTTTGTTTGTTGACTTCTTGCAAAACCATTAATAATACCCTCAATCGCTGCTTCTGTTCCAAGAGCAACCAAGCTATCTGAAATGCGCTTCCAAATTACAAAGGCAGTTCTAAGCTCAGGCTCAGACTCATCGAAGTCCTCATCAAGCAAGGGATAGTTAGTCATAGCATCCATAAGCCTATCTTTCTGCCCATGGCGAAGTTCTTGCTTTACTTCTTTAAACTCAGCTTGATCTGAAACAATGTTTCTCACAAGCGTTTCTGTTACTTCTTTCTTAGAGATAACTTTACCAGCATTTTCCATTATAGATCTCCTGAGGGAATTGTTGCTCCTGAATTCGCAACGTCTTTAGCGGGATTCTTACGAAACGAACCACGACTCGCAGCTGGAGTTGATTCTACAGGCTTTTCTTCAAGCTTAGCAACATTATTCGTTACGGGAGCTGAAATTGTTGTAACCGTGACATTTGCTGAAAAGCGTTTTCCAATTTCTGGACTTTCCAAATCAGCCTCTGCCATATCCTCTGTTGGAATAGCAAATGTTTGAATAAGAGCATACTTAAGAGCTGCTGAAAGAGCTTTATTTGTAGCTTTATCCCCAGAATCCAAACCTTCGGCAGGAATAGGTCCGACAGTTACTTTTGAACCATCTTCAGCAAAGAAGTCGTACTCCATCATAATTGTAACGTGCTTATCCACTCCAGCCTTACCAGAACCTCTAGTAACTTCTTTAAGTTCATGTTGTTCACTAACACAACGAGGAGCCATAAAAACTCCATGTTTTGTTAATGCTGGGTAAAGAGAATTAACAAATTGATCAATACCTCTAAATTTAAATCCTTGAGCTTGATTTTTTTGATCTTTCCCAATAGATCCAATGTCTCGCATAACCTCTGACATTTTTTTGTAAATTAATCCTGACATAAAAATCCCCTCCTTTTTAATAGGGTAGACATATAAGTTGGCTTCAAATTATACGATTTTGCAATCTCCGTATAAGTATAGCCTAGTTTTTTTAAATCCACAATATCTTTCAAATCAGAATCTAAATGCTTAAATCTACCATTTGCTGAGCCAAAACACGATTTAAATAGTCCAGTATCTCTAGCATGTTGGAGATTTTCTTGTCTAGTCATCCAATTTAAATTATAAACACTATTATCTGATTTATCTCCAGAAATGTGATTAACTTCATAATCTTTTGCATTTACCAAAAAAGTAAAAAATGTTTCTGCTACTAATCTATGAACTAAATAACTTTTTGATTTTTTAACTCCAGTAGTATGAAATGTAGGAATACTACAAACGCAATACCCCTGCCAAGTTTTTCTTATAGAAAACTCAGTTCCAGTAAGTGCGTTTTTTGCTTTTCCTGTATTAGATACTAGTATGTTTAAAAAACTTGGGTGAAATGCCCAGACTTCACCCAAACCGTATATTGTTTCCAACATGGAGATTACATTTATTCTAAAGCTTTCTCTCTTTTGGAAGTCCACTTAACTATACCCCCAACAGACTTAGAGTATCTTCCAAAGCAATAATATTAGCTTCGGCAATAGTTGCAGCAATTGCTGGAATAGATACTTTCTTTGTAATGATTGGACCTTTACCTTCTTTACCAGCTGAAAAGATTGTAAGATTTAAAGTAGATGCAACCTTACCAGCTTGACCTGAGTTAGATAGGTTGAAACTTAGATCAAATCCACCATCTTCCGGCACAAGCTTTTTAAGACGTTTAGCAAATTCCTTATCCATTTTTTTTCTCCTTTAAATGGTTAATATTAGACTTATGCATAATTCGTTCTACCAAGAATTTCTTTGCATCATAAAGTGCATAGTCATACCCAGTTGAGTTGGCATTTGTCACACTTGTAATTGTAGCGGCTTTTGAATCAAAGTCAAATGAAATTTCCAGAATCTTGAAAAGTCCATCTCTGTCTTGAATAACAGATAAGCCAACTCCCGGCAAACTTTGCTCTAAAGATTCTTGCTTAGCTTCAACTCCTTGCATCTCTCCTAGCTTTTCTTTAAGCTGGTCAATAATGTCCAATAGCTCTTTCTTGGACTTCTTCTCTAAATCGCTCATATCAATTCCTCCATTAAGGGACTCCATTTTATAACAACTTCCAGTCTAAGTGGAAAATCAAATTCTCCATTATTAACAACGGGCTTTTTGTCTAACATATATTTAATTATGAATATCCTACCACTTGGTAAGTCTATAATTTTATCACCTTTTTTAAAAGTCACAATAACTCCCTTATTAATGATGAATTTATAGCAATTTCCTCCAAACGAAAAACATACTCAAGCTCTATCATATTATGATTAATACAGTAATATAAACCATTATCTGTATCTATTTCTATAACTTTCCAAACATGTCCAATAAATTTAGGCACGTGTAATTCCTGTATACAAAGGACATTATCTCCAACTTTAATTTTTCTTTTTGATCCCATCCATTCTCCCATGCCAGCATAAATTAAAAAACTCGCAAGGCTTGCCGAAAAAGTGGCATTCTTTTGGAGAGTCCTTTTTATGAAACTCTGCACAGGCTATATTATTAAGCTTTTGTTCTATAATGTCAAATGTTTTCTGCTTATGCTCATTAGAGATAATGTCTTTTATAAGCTGGGTTCTTGCTTTTGGCTCTTTAAGTCGCATCTTTTTTTCCATAACAACGTAACTAGCTCTATCACAAGCCTCAGCTTCGCAGTAAATAGCAAGCTGAGTGCTGTTTGCCACAGAATCTGCTTTATAAGCTTCTGAGGAGGTTTTGTTATCAATAATGAACTTTGCGCTAGGATCATCTTTAAAACTCGCAATAAAGTCAATTTTACCCCTTAGTCGATCTCCAGATTCATTTAATAGCTGAACTTCTTTTTGAATATCGAATACTTCTTGAATCTCTGGAAGAATGTCTCTTTCATAAGCCTTAAGCATCATTTCGCCCTTTCGATAAAGGCTAAGCCAACATAGGTTATTAAAAGCAATTTTTGATCCCGGCTTAAGCTCTCCATGGGTTTTTATGCTTTTTTTACAATAGGCAAAGAATTCTTCCCAGTCTGTAATACTTGGATAGGATTTTGTAAGTGCTTTAAAATCTTCAGCCAGTAGGATGTTTGGATCAAAGTCAGAATAGAAATACTCACACAAAGGATTCCTTTCAAGTAATGCACCATTCTGCTCTCGCATGGTTTTGTCAAACATTGAATATGCATTTTCATTCAGAAGCAAGTCAAGTTCTTTCTCGGTTAGATTTACCTTTCTCTTTAGTAGAAAAAGTTCAACCGCAGCATCAATAGCTGTACCAAAGAACAAAGGACTTGGAATTTTCTCAGAGGTTAGCCGTTCTCTATAACGAAGTCTATACTTCTCCGAGCATTGTTCAAAGCAGTCTAAAGCAGAAAATGATACATCAATGCCCAAGGGAACCTTCAAAGTTAAAGTTTATCTGTAAAAATTTGGATAGTCTGTATATGGTCGTGCCGGTTCTTCTTTTACCACAGGCTTATCCTGATTACTGGCACAAGATACAAAGAATCCTAGAAGGAATATAATAGTAAATGTTTTCATAAATCTCCTAATTAAAAATTAACTTCACATACACCATTTGCACAAGCAAGCTCTCCGCTTAGATCTGTATTATCGCTCATCTCAATAACTTTTGTCAAGTCAACATTCTTAAGACTTTTATACAACTCTTCAAATTTCTCTTTGGAACATTCTTCAAATGGGGGTTGTTGATAACTATGCTCATTTCTTGGAAGGACAGAAAGTCCATTATAGCAATGTCTATTTTCCCACATCCACTGCCCAACAATGTCCCACTCGTCTTCTCCAACTGAAATAGTAGCTGAAACATTATGTGTATTATCGCCTTTTCTATGTCCCGGCTTTACCCACTCTAAAGAGAATTTCTTAATTCGCTCCAGAAGTTCAATAGCCGATTCTGTGCGGAAAATAGCGTTCTCTGGAGCTTTAACTGGAATGCCTACTACGGCTTGTTCGTGCGGTTTAAAGAATTCGTCTTGTACGATTTCTGGGTGATTGGCTGCAAGATATTTGTAGATTGTTTCGTTTTTACCAAAGCGTATATTTCTAATATAATACTCAGAATGCCAAGCATGGATACCGCTACTACTCCCGACAACAAGCGATGTTGTACCAGATGGCTTAACACAAGTAGTCCTAGCAGCATGATTAATGCCGATAATATCCGCAATCCTAGCATTTTCTTCCTTTACAACGTTAGAGGCTTTATTTAAGTCTAGCGGTAGAATAACTCCAGAAGCAATGCCAGTAATACCAACTCCAATCAAAGCATCCTTCTCAGTTGTCTTCTGCCAAATATCTCGCAAGTAGTAGAAATCTGTGTAACTTGCTTGGAGCGTTCCAATAAATGCAGCAGCTTTGGCACGAGCATTTAAGTCAACTTGATCTACAATATCAGATGCGTTAATTTCTGTCAAATTACAGAATTGGAATGGACGCAGAGCGATTTCACAGCATGGATTTGTTCCCCAGTCTGCATTGTTTGAAAAGTACAACCCCGGCTCTCCAGAACCAGAAGCTTTAATTTTCTCCCACAAACCTTTAAAAGTACTTTCAGTTACTTTATGGCGAATTACAACCGCTGAGTTATTAGATCTTCCTCGTTGTGGATTAAGCTCCCACCAGCTTCCAAACTTGCAAGTCAGCATATCTTCGTCATCAACATCAAAGAGAGATATTAAAGCTGCTCTACGAATTCCACCAGATAGTACCGCATCGGCTACAAAACAAAGTAGGTCGTGAACTTCTAAAGTTCCAAGCTTATCTCCAATCTGCTTTCTATCAAGAATACGTTGAAGATTAAACAAGCAAGTCTTGAGTGGTTCTGGACCCGGAGCTTTACCCCCTGAAGTCACAAGCTCAGCTCCTTTAGCTCTAATGTCGGAAAAGTCAAACACAGGCAAAGATTTACCTTTAAAATAAGCTTCCATAAGTTTTTTTACAGCTTCAGCCCAGCCTTGAATTGAGTCTTCAATAAGAAAACGTCTAGGTCTTCCCGGCTTAACAACTTCCCCAATTTTTTCAACATGATGTCGTTGTACAGAATATCCAAGTCCTGTCCCCCCTAGCAAAAGAAACATTGCTTCAGAAAAGATTAAGTGGCTATCTGCTGGAGCATAAGCGCAGTTAAAAATACGGTTAGGACTAATTTCGATAGGCTTTCCTCCAAACTGCATTGAACGCATTGATGGAAGAACTTTTTTAGGAATTACAAAGTCGGTATAAACTTGACGAATCTCAGCTTCTAATTGCGGGTATTTTTTAATATGCATATCTCTATTGCGAATGCAAATTTCTTCCCAAGTCTCTCTTCTGTTTTCATTTTTATTAAATTTAGCATACTTTGAAAAAACTGTGATGTCCGACATAACTTTAACGCTTTTTTCCACATAACCCCCATTACAATCTAGGTTTATAATATATCAAACAATGTTAGCTTTTTCAATTTATTTTTTCATCTCAGACATAACTTTTTTGTAGTAAATAAAACTACTTGGGTAACGAATCTTAGAGCCTCCTTTCAAACCTACATTGTAACATACAAGCCAAGTATTGTCTAACTTGTGCTTACATTTTTCTCTTGCTTGCTTTAAAAGAGCAACGCCCCGCTTAATGTTGGTACAGCCTTGGAATAGTTGTTGTTGAGTTTCTGGGACGAACCTGTGACGAATTTGCATTAAGCCAGAATCATCAAGCTTTCCAACAGCATAAGGATCTCCCCTGCTTTCAACTTGTATAACTGCTTGAGTTAACTGTGGATCGATCCCAGCAAGGAATGAATAGAACAGAATACAGGAAGTAAACACTACTTACCCCACTTAACAGTTCCACCTAGCTGCTCAACATAAAACTTAACAGCTTCTCTTAGTTCTTCAGTTGTTCCAAAATCCCCTCCAAGTGAGGCTTGACTTCCAGCAATGTTAATAAACTCACATTGCTCACTAAACATGCGCCAAACATTAAAAGGAACTTTAATATCTTTTTGTAGCTTTACTTGTTCAATTACTTTCATAACCATCCTATGTGAGTGAGTTGACTCGCATTAATTATTTTAATACGTTTACGATTAGTTTGCAAGTATAAAGTCATGGTTTTTGTTTTTACATCAACTTCAAACGCTCCAGTGAAAAGAAGCAGCTCGTTATTTATTAGGTCGTAGAGTATTTCTGTCATAGCTTCTCCAGCAATGTAGTGAAATCAGAATCAGGGAGTATTTGTACATTATCGCTATCAGGCAATGCTGAACTCATAAATACTGTTGTACCGTAACTATTCTTGTGGCACAAGTAAACGCTTCCGCTGTGTCCATGGAAGTTGTAAGTACCTACATCAAGTTCAACTTTAGTTATGCCGCTATTCATACGCCAGCTATCAGCTCCTAAATAGCCACCATACCAACCACCCATAACTTTGTATATAACTTTTTCGCCATTAGTTATCTTTAATATAATCCATCTATCAGGCTTATACTCATTCATCCACTTGTCCCTTTACTTTCTCTAATATAAGAGCTTGGTCTTTAAGCAGTATACTCTTCATCTTATCCAGCGATTGTTCCAGATTGGGAGTGCCGAAGTTACCGTAAGTAAACGCCCTACCACCTTGCTCAGGAAACGTGCCAGCACAATACACCCAGTACAGTACCTCGCCATTGTCTTTAATTTCAACGGCTACTTCTGCTATTTTGTATTTAGTCATTCTTATTCCTTATAATACTCTGGTACAAGCTCTGAAAGTATTTCAATACCAACAAGCTCTCCATCTTTATTGTAGTCTAAGTAAATACCATTAGCAAGTTCTTTGGTTTTAAGAGGACGGAAGGAATCGTCCCATTCTTTTACGTTGATGTAACTAGCGTACTTTGATATAGTAGTTTTCACTTCTTCCTCCTATAAAAGGACTTAAAGGCTGCTGGTTTGTGCCATCATTTAACTTGAACCGATTTCAAGCACCTACCGTTTATCTAGAATGAGGTCGTGACAAATTGTCGCAACTTAAACGGCTCCATTATCTTTTCAATTCTCCACAATGAGGACACTTGTAATGATCGGTTGTAGACATTTTTTTACAAAAACTACAACTGTTACTCCACATTTTAGCACACTCTATAGCAAGTTCGCAAGGAAGTAATTCTTTTGGAGCGTCACTAATAATTTCTTTGCGTATATGCGGATACTTAGCACATACTGTAGTGAAAGCATATTGGAACACAAGCTTCTGCCAGAAGTTAATGATTGGATAAATATACTTGAGTGGCTTATTAATTACATCGAATGACCAAAGCCATTTTGGATACTGAGAATATACGTAGCCGGGATGAGTGAATGAATGGAGAGTGCCATTGCAGAAGTAAATGGAAAATCGAAGAGTGCCGTACTTCTCTTTTGAGTGTACGCCAATTCTACCATACCTTTTCATTATATGGTTAAGCTCACGCTCTGCTTTATATAGCGAGTCCCAATCAAAATCTTCATCTCCCCAATGATGTCGTGGCATTACTTCCTCTCCCAAGTCTCATTACAATCAGGGCACCTATACCCTATTGTACGATCCCTGTCCATGCAATACAAAGCAACTGCTCTACCCCATCGATTATCTTCCCCATGCTCTTCCCAGCCAGTATAACTTGCTGCATAAGCTAAAGCTTCTTCCCTTGATTTGCCTTGGCTAAGTGGATAGTTGATAACTAAGTCACCGTCTAAGCTTGCGTTACAGTGAGGGCATGTTCCGTTGATGTTCATTCTTCACCTATCTCTTTTAATACTTGTCCGGCACTCCACTTTCAGTATCTTGTAATTGCTGATCTCGGAAAGCCTGTCTAGCTGCGTCTTTGATTTCTTTGAGGTTCATATTACTTCCTATCGTTTAAACTTAATTAAAAGAAACTGCTTAGCTTCCTCACTAAAGTATTTAAGTAGAAAAATATACCCCCGTCTTACCCCCATGATGCTAACCCCTTTAAGAGAATCATCGTCGTAGTAATAAGGGATTATACCATGTTCATTTTTCTTTACATATTTTAAAGCAATTCTCATGCTTAGTTCTCCTAAAAAAAGCGAGCCGCCACCTCACAACTCCAAACCCTATAGCGTCTAGCACATTCAAGTTCAATCCGTATGTGACACGGTAACGATAGTTTAAGGTTGTTCGCTGCGGTTATCAAACTAACAAACTCCCGCCCCGCTACACTGTCTCGTCAGCCGTACTTGATACCTAATCGAAGGTTCCAATCCAAGCCTACTCTGAGTCATTCGAATCCCTGCCAACAGTTCACAGGTTTGCTCATATTAATTGAACTTAATAACTCTAATTCCACCTGTAGTTAGTTTAATAGCTAGTATGTTAGAATCCAAGAAAAGAGAAGTACCATTTTCAATTTCATATAACTTACTAGAACCCGAACAAGTGCCTGTTGAGTACACAGCGGAGTTACTTGAGTTAGGCTTTACGAAGAGACTTGTACCTGAAATTGGCGTACAATTTGAGGACACATATGATGATATAACTGCCCCACTACTACCATCTTTACCATCTAATCCATTAGCACCATTAGCACCTTCATTCCCTTGCAATCCCCTTGGACCAACTTCTCCACGTTCTCCTACAGCACCTTGAATGCCATGGATTCCTTGTGGACCTTGCATTCCATCTAAACCTTGAGGTCCAACCTTACCTTCTAATCCGGGCGGTCCTTGCTCTCCTCGTTCTCCTTGAAGTCCAATAGCTCCATCTCTACCATCAAAACCATCATTACCATCTTCTCCGTCAATTCCATTTATACCATTACAAGCAACTAAACTATTAAGATATAAGTCATATTCATCCGTAGAGAAATTATCATTCATATCTAAATAAATATCAAGTCTTTGTCCACCAGTAGAGCATTCCAAAACAGATGCAATGTTGATCTGAGAAGTAAGAGAGTGTCCATTCAATCCATCCTTACCGTCAACTCCACTTCTCCCATTCTTTCCATCTTTGCCGCATGAAACTAACAGTAAAGTAATTAACAAGTACCGCATAATAATTCTCCCTTTTTGGTAATAAGTTCTTAATGTTTTAACATCTTAAACTTGTTTAAATTTTAGCACTGTTTCAAAATTATTTCAACTTACTTTTAACATTTTCTATAACTGTCAAGCTAAAACCCTTGGCAATTAGCAAGACAATTATGTTAAGTATAAGCAAAACAAATATAGTTTTGGAAGCTACTTCTTTAGTTTTTTCTATCATTTACAATTCTCCAAGTAAATAACTCTACCAAAAGTAGCTGGAGGAGGGGAGTTTCTAACGCCAACTTTGAACATTAAACCGAGTCCTTAAGATTGTAGGTGAAATTTTCCATAGGATATACTCCATAAGTATTAAAGTACCAGTCTTTTATTTTTTTATAAGCTTCTTCTATAGTATCATATATACCTAGGTAAACTAGCCCCTTTTCATTATTTCCTATCTGAGCCACGTACTTATCTTTAGTTTTTTGCTTTATTTTTTTAACTCCTATTGGTAAATAACGCTTGCGAGCTTTGGCAGGTACATTTGGTTTTGCTCTTTTCCTTTTAAACTCTTCTGACCATATTGAAGTGTGTCGTTTTTTATCATAACAATGCTTTGTATTACCTTTAACATCGGTCCATTCTAAATTTGTATAGTGATTGTTTAACCTATTACTATCTAAGTGATTTACCACATTAAAATCTGAGTTACTTTTTTCTAAAAAATAACTTGCTACTAGCCTATGAACTACGTAGTTTTTATCCACAATGTAAATAGATAAGTAGCTTCTTCTTATACTTAATTTTCTAATTTTCATAGTCTCGTCATTTCTAACTCTTCCGTGATTAGATATTGAGTATCCTTTTCTAAATTCCTTCCACTCTTCCATTATTTACCTACCTCTATTCTTACAACTTTTCCAAAGTCGGCAGGAGGATTTGAATTTCCAGTTACGCACCAAACAACAGGGAACTTGGGTTTATTTGGCTTATCCGCTGCGTCCATGTCTCCAATGAATACCAGTAGTTCCGTTTTAAGTTCAGCTGCCTTTTGTATTGCCGGAGAATAACTTGTGCCGCCAGTTCCTTTAAATTCAGGTACTTGTTTAGGATTAAATTCGTAAACATTCTGCACAACACAGTCGGCTTCTATTACTATCAGCTCTATGTCAGTAAATGAGCTGTGAATTGCGGAAAGTTCAGCCCACGCATGTTTTAAAGGTTCTCCACTCATTGATCCTGAGGTATCTACTGCAACGGTAACTTTAAATTTAGGCTTTCTTTTTGACCCCGGCTGGAGAATTCCATAACGTCTATTACGTCTTTTTCTTGTTGATTCTTTTATACTCTTTTGCGCACTTACGAACATCTGTCTAAGCTGTTGTTTCCAGTTAACTTGGCTTTTATTCATATCACTTACAAGTGCTGCAATATCTCCCGGCAAATTTCCAATACCGCCAGCACCTTTAACTGCATCATTAATGGCTTGCTTTGCTATTTCTTTCTGCATTTCTTCATTCCCTTCGGATTGTTCCCAAGTAGAATGATCATCCATAGTTTCACCCATTCCTCCACCCTCTGGAAGGATATCAGCATTTTCTTCTGCAAACTCATTGAGTCGGTTGTAATAATACTCCGCAAGCTTTCCTTCTTCTAATGGCTTAAACTTTCTTTTACCTTTATCTTTTTCGTTAGCTTTATCAAGCATTCCCTTAAGCATTTCATTTAGGCTTTTGATTGTAACTCCACCAATCTTTTCAACTGTTGGAATAAGATCGTGGGTATTAATAGTTGCATCTGTGGCAATGTTAAAACGCTTGTGAAGTTCTTGACTAGTTGCTCCAATCTGTTTAGCTCTTGTAATATGCTCTTGTAAAATATGCGCACACTCATGCTTAAGCACTTTCACAACATCGATAAGCTCTAAGCTTTCAAGCCATTCCTCATTGTAAGTTAGGTTAATCTTATCAGTAATATAAACTCCAGCTGTAGGAATTTTATCAGTTTTAGTTATTCGCATCTTTGAAATCAAATGTCCGTAGAAAGGTTCTGAGAAGATTAGAGAAATAATTGATTGCTGAAGTTTATTCATAAGTACCCCTTATAAAAGCTCTAATTCTAATGATGATCTAACTGTAATACCATTTGAAGCATAAAAGCCATACCCATCTCTATATTCTAAAGCTTTTCCTTGCGCATTGTCAAGCTTTCCTTCTGAGTTTACTGATATAGTTTTAGGAAAGTCAGAGAATACCGCTATGTCTGGAGAAAGATAAGTGTGATGGTAGTGCTTAGAGTGTTCCAAGTATTCCAAAAATAAACTAAAATCTTTCTTTTTTTCAGGAAATAGCTCGTTTAAAATAAACGAATAGTGCCAATAATAATACTGCATCCAATTTGTTTTGGATTCATAAGTAAATTGCATTTTTTGGTCCCCAAGCTGGTTCTCAAGCTGGTCCCTAAGCGGGTCCCTAAGCTGGTTCCAAAGCTGGTTCCTAAGCTGGTTCCTAAGCTGGTTCTCAAGCTGGTTCTCAAGCTGGTTCCAAAGCCGGTTCCTAAGCTGGTTCCAAAGCTGGTTCCCAAGCTGGTTCCTAAGCTGGTTCTCAAGCTGGTTAGAACTATTTAAAAAGATCTGACAAGCCATTGGAGAGTCTAAAAAAAGATATTGTTTCGGCTTATCTATCTTTAAAATCTTAGTATAAAGAAAATCTATAGATTCTTTAGCTCTTTCCCTATCAATTGTTTCAGTTCTTAAACCAACACTAAGCCAATAGTTTAAATATTCAGGAATTTTAGATTCTTGTTCTGGGGTAAGTTTTGAAATCATACTATTCTCCTAAAAAAAAGAAGAGGCGGTGGGGAATCCGCCTCTTCACACAACGCAATGATACTAGAAGGAGAGTTCTTGCGTCAAGATTTAAAATGGTATTTCTTCATCAAGTTTATTTTTGTTGTCTCGCTTCTCTTTTGCTTTTAAATAAGCTTCTTTTGCTTTCTTAGCTTCTTTTACTCTATTTACAAGTTCTTTATTCTCAAGCAAGCAATCAATAATTACTGAGTCATTAGTAAATTCTTCCATAAGTCTAAAAGGAAGAAGAGTTGAATAGCAGTTCTCAATTGGAGAGTCAAGCAAGAAAGCTGCGGCATTTTTACCTTCAGAAAGATTTAGATTACCGCTCTTAAGACGCTTTGTGAGTTCCTCTGAAAAGTTGGAACAAACGGTAGACACAATGTCATTTCTTGGAGATTCAACATCCTTGAAATAGCCAAGGTATCTTTCTCTCACCGCTGCATAATTATCTAAAATCTCAGCACCTTCAATAATCTTTATCTGAGTTTCCTTCCAAGAGCTATAAGCAATCATTGCAGCCGTTCCAACAATACCCATGCCAGCTTCTCTAAATAGATTCTCAGGCATTCCAGTGTTTTGAAGCTTTTGAAGTCTATCCCATGAACGTCTTGAAGGCTTAACAAACTCAAGAGTCACAGGAGCAAGATCAGTCTCCTCAAGAAGTTTTGTTTGCTGACGTAGAAACGAACTTACATCACTTGTGCCATAACGAGAAGTCATATAAGCATGAAACTCTTCGTGAGTCGGGTCAAGGTTAATGTGAACGAAACGATCCGCAAAAGCTTTGTCGGCAAAATCAAGTACAGAATAATCGTCTGTTGCTGGATTCATTGCCATGATAATCGCTGAATCTGGTGGAAGAGTATAGTCGTGAATAGTACCCTCAAGAGCAAGCTGGAAGATAGCCTGAAGCAAGTCTTTTGATGCACGATTAAGCTCATCAAAGAATAGAATCGAACGTGGCTTTTTTGGAAGCTTAGCTGGATGAATAAAATTAGTTGAAATAGCTTTACCATTAGCATCTCGGTCAAACTCTGGAAGTCCCAATAAATCGCCTGTGTCGGACATTTGGCCCAGAAAGAAAGGATGGAAAGAATAGCCATTATCTTTGGCAAATTGAGCAATCACTGAAGATTTACCAATACCATGTTTGCCGATAATGTTTGGCACAAGTCCAGATTGAATAAGAAACGGAATGCTGGTTTTAAGTTGTGTAATATTCATAAGTTCCTCCTGTATATTATCCCCAAGTAAATGTTAATCTAAAAGTTTGCCTGTGTCAACGATTTTTAAAAATGTTTTATCTCCATTAGATACTTTCTTTTTTTGTATCAATCCTAAATTTGATAGCTTTATCAAACAAGTAGAAATAGTTTTTGTCGTCATTGGTATAACTCTGGATAATGCTGTGATACTATCCACTTCTTTTAGTTCTTTAATTGCAAGATAAGTCATGAATTCGGTAGGGGTAAGCTTTGAATAAATAGCTGGAAGTGTTTTAAGAGTTGTTAAATTAACTTTCTCAAGCTTTTTATTATTTTTATTGACTTTTCTAACACCTGCTAGGATTTTTTGCGTTAGGTTTAAGAATAGAATAGTCTCGCCAACTTTTACTTTTCTTTGGTTATCTGTTGTTAGATGTCCAATCTCAACTTCTAAGTCAAAAGGAAAGTCAGTAATTGGGCTATTTTTAAAGATGCTGTTGAAAGTTTTAACATCTTGAAAAGGCATGTTCTCGAATTTTTCTATTAGGTTCATAAAATCCTCCTACTTTTATTGTATAACGTGGTGTTTCTTTTTGCAAGTAAACTGCGAATACTTTAAGCTTTTTGTGAGGTCTTTTCCTACTTTCTCACAATTAGCTTTCTCTATAAACTTATAGCCATAAGTAGTTGAACCATAAACCATAGAAATTGTTAGAATATATACAATCATAAAAGCTCGACTTCCAGTGGAGTAAGTTTCCTATCAAAAACATCTGTAAAACTAATAAAATCCCAGTAACTATTATAAACACAATCGCTACCATCTAGAGTTCTATAAAATGCTACATTACCTTCAATTTTTAAAATTTCTATAATATTCCCATAGTCTAAGCCTCTATATCTAAATAACTTATAAAATTCACCCACTTCTGGTTTTTGAATATCCTTTTTCGGTGAATTCTTTTTCAAGCCTTACCCCTAAACTTTGAAGTTCTCGCCTTGCTGCGCGTCTTAGAACGTTCTTATTATCGCTTGTCCCGCTTTTAATGCAATTCCTACGCTTGGCATTGAAAATCTGCCACAAACCTTTTTCATAGTCAATACGAACAAAATAGCCGACTCCCTTAACGGAAGTCAGCTCTTTGCTTTGTATAACACTTTCGCTTAATTTCTTATAATTAATTCGAACCATTGGCAAGAATAACCTTTCGCATAATATCCTCAGTAAGTTCAACCGTAGTTAGTGCCTGACGTAGTGTTTTAGTCGTTATATCGTTGTTAGTGCCATGCTCTACAACTTGGAATGATTCATTACGTCTTATCTTATCCACCAGATAGTTAAGTGTAACATATCCTTTCGTTGTTTTGCTGTAAAGCTTTCTGTTTTTGAATTTCTTAATTGTTTCCATTGTTTTCTCCTTTTTTAAATTTTACTAAGTGTTTAATATCTGGATAAAGTTTTTTTAGATTTACCATAATATCATTTTCTAACTCCCCTATTGATTTATTTTGAGAATTAAAAGTTTTTGAACCTAATCTTCCTGTGACTATTTCTCGCATAATCTCTAAATCGTTAGAAATATACATTTTACTAAGTAATGAAAAAATCTCCATATCGTCATTATTTGCTTTTATATTAGTATTTTCAAATTCTACATTACACCCTTCTATAGTCCAGATAAGAGCTGACTCCCCATCTTTTCCTACAACCGATGTGATACTAGTGGATGAAAGTTCTTTAATCATTTCTTCCATACTTAGCTCCATTTTGGCTCCCTTGCATCACTCTCCCAACGAGTTGAGAGGTAAAGTTGATATGCCAATGTTACATTAGTTTCATGCGTAAAGTCAACACCTTTCGTCAAGTTTCTTGCATTGTTTGAAAAAGGCATACGCTCACCCACTGGAATGAGGCTAACGCCTCGCTCAAAAATAGGCAATAGTTTAGAACTTGCATGAATCTTTCCAGTGCGTCGGGTATACTCATCGCATAACGCTTTAAAATGCTCTAAAAGCCATTTGTAATTGCCTTGGGTAGTTCTACACCAGCGCGAACTCGGATGGTTAAGATGAGCTATTTTATAGACATCATCGCCCTTATAGCCGTTGACTCGTAACGCTGTCGAAAGTAGTTGAGCGGATTCAAGACACATTTTGATGCATCTGGAATTGTCGAGATATTTAGCCGATTGAATCGGACAAGATGAGGAAACGAAAATATTCATAATAATTCCCTTTCTAAACTTGAAAGCTTTTGCATTTTAAGCAAGGTATTTTTATGCTCAATTGAACGTCTAAAACAACCACCTGCTAAATGAACCTCACAATCTACACGAATGTGGTCTATTATTTCCACAACTTTAAACAGATACTCTATGTAACTTTTATGATTATCTCTAAAAACATCGCCTATTTCAACTTCCATTATTGCACCGTTAAATAAATAGTGTTCCCATTCAATTGTTCTACAAGCTCAAAAAGCTTAGCCTCTAAAAGCTTTTTTTCCTGCTCGTTTACGGCAAGGTCAAGCAGGTCACACGTTTCGTTAATAGTGTTTTCAATTTGCTCATTATTCATCATTTAGTTCTCCCATAAATAAGTTATAAACAATTCCACCAGCCACAATCATAAGTCCAAAAACACCGATAAGCAATAAAAAGCTCTGCAATTTATTCATAATTAAAGCTTTACTAGTAAATTAGTTAACATTGCCAAACTTAAACCAGTAATAAGATAAAATAAGAATCCAAACTTAGACATTAGCTCCTCACAATGGCAAATTTCTTGCCGGTAGTTTTATCCTGATAATAGTTTCCAATTGGTTCTTCAACTAAAGAAAAAACACCCAGATTTTTACCGGCTAAATTGGCTTTATTAGCATTCCCAATGATAATAGGTGGGGTAATGCTTTGTTTTTCTAAAAACGCTTTTAAAGCTGTTTCTTCGCCTTTTGTGGCAAGCTCTACAAAAAGAGTTCTACCGGTTCCGCTTTCTGTTTTTTGGTCAACCTTTCTAAAATTAAGTCCAGTCGTAAGGACAAACCCCATAAGGCTTTTAAAAATTTCAGAGTCAATTCCATCAAGATCAATTAAGTATGTTTTCATTATATTACCTTTATTTTTTTTTCAATGCTTTCAATATTGTAAAGTTCATTTATAGCAAGTTCTCTACGCTGAGAATTTGAATTATAAGCTTTAATCTTAACTATTACTTTATGATTATCTAAAGCATCTTTAATAATTTCTAATTCTCTCTTATTTAGTTTTAAGGTGGTTTCTTTTTTCATTTACATATGTCCTTGCAATAAGTTTTATTTACTTGCGTTAACTCTTTTACACTGGGACTTGGTTTCAAAGCTGAAACAAGTAAAGAAAAAACAAAGAGAATTAAAATAGGTTTAATCATAAAAATTCCTTAGTTTAAAGCGTAAAGTAAAGCCTTATCGCCAATTACTTCTTTGCCATTATAACGCAGATAAACAAGTTTATCCATGTTAATAGTGCGATATTCTTTTTTATCAATGTCAAAAACTACAATATAGTTATGCGCCTCAGGTGAATATTTTAATTCTCCACCCTTAAGATATTTCTTAACTCCAAAACGCGCAGTCATTTCTCGAAACGTGCCATCCTTTTTCACGAAGCAAGCTCTAAAAAAATTACCCTTAACTTCATTTTTAAATTCTTGAATATTCATAATTAAAACTCCCCGATTGATTCGTCATATTCTGCTCTATTTCTTGGCTTAATTTCACCATTTTCGATTTTTTGCATCTCTTCTTCCAATGAAGTAAAAAAATCATATTCGTCCTGCAAAAGTTCTGCCACAATATTAGTGAGTTCATTAGAATCAATTTGTTGACTCGTGAATCCCTTATCCACTAACTTTTGAGCAATATCATCTAAATGAATTTTAAAACCGAATCTCATTTTGTTCCCCTTTTTTAGTCCTGCTTTATTTTAGTCTTTTCCATTCAATGCGTCAACTAAAAAGTTTACATAAAAGATAAAAAGCTAATGCCTTTAAAACCCATGAAAGTAAAATCATGACTCGCCTTTTTTTATGTAATTATCCATTGCTATTTTTATCGCATCATAATCATCTTTTAAAGCTTCCCATGTACTTTCTAAATCATCATCCAAGTTGTTCAAGATATACTCTTTTTCCTTGTCATTTAGTTGGCTAAATAAATAAGAGGCAAAACAGGGATGACCTTTTTCACTTATTCCATCAAGTGAGTCAGTAATGCACTCAATTCCTAATTCTTTTTCAAAGGACCAGTCAGACCCATTTAAAAATGCCTCTTTCCAATTAGTTAAATAATCTATAACTTCATTACATATTGCTTTATTCATAATGTCCCCTTATTAAGCTATTAATGCTCGTTTAATGCGCTCTTCCTGTTCCTGTACCATAAGTTCAAGTATACAGGAATTAACGCTTTTAAGCTCAATCTGGATGCGATTATAAGCCTCTAAGTCGCCAAGCTCGTTAAAGTATACAAGAGCTTTATTTTCAAGTAATTCAGATAATGCTTTAAGTGTTTCAAGTGACTTCATTGTTTCATCCTTTGTTAAGTGTTTCGGTTAATAAGAAGGTATCATACTGGTAAAATAATGCAATGGGTTAAGTAAATAACCGTGAACTTTTTACATGCTTTTCAAGCTTTTCAAGCGTTTATGAGTGACAACGAATAAACACCCTTATAAGATGAAGGTGACTCCGTAAAGCGTGAAAAGAGAGCTAAAAAGGACCATCTTTAAACAAGTTTTTTCTGCACTACAAGAGGGTAAACCGAAAAGGTTTAAGGTAACGTAACCAGAATAATTCCAGAGACCAAGACTAATTAACTTGGCACAGGACTTGCAAAGGGAATAAAAATTCCCACTATGTCATCCACCGATTGGCATGGTTTTTGAAGGTAGAAACTCTCCTTCAACTAAACTTGTTTGACGTGACACTCTAAGGTTAAGTGTCTTTGTTTAGCCCCATGTCGATTAAGCTAAACAAGAAATATCGTCACTCTTAAGACTTGTTACGTCAACTTATCAAACAAAAAGCTTTATACATCCAATTGGAAGAAAAAGAAAAGAGCCTGCGCAATGTATAGCACAAGCTCTTTGGGGTGGGTTAAATGAGGGAAAAGTAAGCATATGGACGTTGTGAAAACAACTACTTAAGCTTCCCTCGATATGTTTTATAAAGCCTTAGCCTTCCCTTCCAATATATTCAGCACACTCTTCAAGCCCTTCTCTCCCGGCAATGATCCAGCTGTCAACCAAGTGTAGCCTTCAGTTATCTGATACTGGTAGTGCCCCATGCGATATGTTACCTGTACTTCTCTATAGCCCTCATGACCGCACTTCCCAATACTAAGAACAACCACTGTACGCTTGTTTGTGAGCAGTGACTTGTATAATGAAAGCTTCATGTTGTCCCCTTGTTGCATCGTGTTGATAACCTAGATACTACAGGTAAACGCCCAGCCTGTCAACTTATGGCATAACCCCATGAGATTGCTACGTTTGGTGCGTTTGGCTGGAACCGTGTTATAACTTAGGAGAGAAACAAACATTGGAGAAGTATATGCTTTATGTTATCTTTGATGGAACAACTGACCAAACAATCACAACAGTTACTAGTATGAAAGAAGTGAATGACTGGCTTGAGAAAGATGCCAACTATTACTGGCAGCCAGCTGACTAGCAAGTCCTGTGCCAACTAGGAGGGCACGTAGCTATGGCATGAGTGTTGCATGGTGCAAGAGTTGTGCCAAGGGATGAGGTACGAGCGAGGCCAGCCCAGCAGGGGGGGG